GAAACTCATTTATAAATGGTAATAATTTTAAAAACCAAAATCGCGCTCAATTTCCGCAATAAATTCAACTCCACTTGCTAACTTTCCCATTCCCATAGCTGAAAGTTGTGCAGCTTCTCGATCAGAGGACGCAGCCATGTAATCACCATTTATTGTATCAATCTGGGACGCAGTAAGATCTGCTCTAACTGCTCCCATGGTATTTCCAGTATAGCGATCCATTTGGGCTACGTTACCCATTTGATTAGCTGCAACAGTAGCCATGGGATTGCGATAACCTCCCATACCTCCCATGCCTCCTATCATTCCTGCTTGTAAAAATTGATTTTGATTCATCATCATTGGATTTCCTCCCATCATTTCTTGCTGTAAAATTTCTTGCTGTAAAATTTCTTGCTGTAAAAATTGATTTTGGTTCATCATAGGATTTCCTCCCATACCCATCATTTCTGCTTGTAACATTTCTTGCTGTAAAAGTTGATTTTGGTTCATCATAGCTTGTTGTTGAGCCATGCGTTGGTTCATCGTTTGATGCTGGTGTTGTTGTTGTTGTTGGGAATACATTGGACTTTTACTATATATCTTTAATAATCTTAAAGTTGTTTATGTTAGAATAAATTCTTTTATGTTAGAATAAATTCTTTTATGTTAGAATAAATTCTTTTATGTTAGAATAAATTCTTTTATGTTTTAAAATTAGGTTTATTCTCTCATTTGAGACATATTATCTGAAGAAGTTAGTTCAAACATCAACACATGTTCACGACCTTCCATATTATAAAATTGTGGTCCGGTGCCAGGTTTATAACCAAATTTAGTAAATGCTATGGTCATAGAATTTAGTTTACCTTGTGGTGGTTTAAAAGTTATCTTTTTTGGCCCATCAAAATCATTACCTTTTATAGGTTTGGTAGCCCCAGCTTCACGATAAAATAATCCTTTTCCTGTTGCTCCTTGAAGATATTGGATTCCTCCAACATTTATAATAGTTCCAGATGGAGCTACGGATAAATCATGTAATGTGCATGGATTGTTATTATCAAATAATAAAACACAAAATTTATTGTCTAAACCATCATCCAAACTTGTCATTCTATCTAAGCTTCCATCATCTCCCGTCCTAATTGTCATTACTACATACTCTGGATCATTCTTTAGATTATAGTCAAAATATCCTCTAATAGCAGTACCTCCTGGAATAAGAACTCCTCCTGGAACTAATACTGGAGGAACTATTATACCTATTCCAGAATCAACTGTATTATATCCTAATATACTAGCAGCAGATTGATTTTCATTTGGACCTGTACACCATAAAAGTTCCCATACATATGAATTTAGATTGACTATCTGAATTCTATTAAATTGGCATGCATTTGTATCTGCTGATTGCGGAGTTCCTGGCATAGCCGTGAGTTCTGGATATTGACTTACTACTCTAACAGCAAATGGGCCTAAACTACCACTAACATATGGAGGACCATTTACAGCATAATTCATCTGATCTTGAATTTCTAGTAGTAGTTTGGTAGGTACTTGGGTTGGGGGAGTTCCACCTGGATTTGGATTTCCGCCAATTTCATACTCTCCAACTCTTAATATAGCTGTATAAAAGGTACCTATTACAGCAATTACTTTGGGATATACTGCTTCTTTTTGATTTTGTGGGGGACCTATCATCAGAAATGGGGGTCGAGATGGAATATATCCTGACCCTGCATTTGTGATAATTATATTTGATATTCTACCAAATGAATCAATTACCGTCGAAGCGGTTGCAGTAACACCTGGTCCAGGCGGAGAAGAAATTGTTATTGAAGGGGCGGAAGTATATCCTGCTCCACGATTTAGAAATTGAAAACCAGACAAATAGTCTCCTACAGAAAAATCAATCTTATTATTGCTCGAATGTACATTGTAACTCGACTTTGGAATTACACAACCTTTAAGCTCAATACAATTAATATTCTTAAATGTATCTCCCAAATCAAGCCTGTAAAAACTAGGCGTTTTATACTTAGCACAATCTCTTTGTCTGGAGTCAATAATTACTGATTTAGTAACTGAGTACACCTCCTGCCAAGGCATAGTTGCCTTCTGGGTGTCTTTCAACACTGGTCTATCTCTAGACATTTGATTCTTTAACTAATTAGTAACTTTATTTTCTTAAATACACAACTATAAATAGTTTCTTTTTTAACATTCTGAACCCATATTTAGTACAATCAATTACTCATTAAATTTTCATACAATGTATTAATCATGTCGTTGATATTTCCCTCAAAATATTCCGAACCAATATCTACTCTTGAAGTAAAAAGTTCTCTGAATTTATGTAGGCATTTAGTTTCTGGATCTCCTTCAACTGGTAACACGCAATATATTTTAGATCCTTTTGGGTAAGAAGTCATTCTATTACGAACTGTTTTAGTAATTCCTAATTTATAAACGTTCTGTCTGGTTAAGATAAATTCTCTTTCTTGTAAAATATACAAGAAGTTGTCTATTGATTCAATTATAGGTATTTGTTTTGCTTTTGCTTCTTCTAATTCATTTTGAAGTTCTTCTGTTATTTTAACTTTACATGTTTTTATATGACGTTTCATACTAGGTTCTGTTGTAAATGTTTTTTGACAAAAATCACAATTAATTTCTACTGGTATTTCTAATATTTCGGCATCTCCGTTAGAACATTTTATTTGTTTATTTATATGTCTTCTAATACTACTTTTCACTTTGCTCTGATAATTACACAGTGAACACTGGAATTCCATTTATACTAGAAGTATTTTATTCTTAAAGTAAATTAGCTTTTATAGCTTATGGCTTATACATGGCCGGACTGCCCTAGATGTTATTAGTGAAGAAGTTAAACTTGTACTTTATAACAATAGAAATCTCATTAAGGTTTAAATAAGTATATCACTGAGTAATTTTTTACATAATTTATCATCTTCAGATTCTTTACTATTTTTAGTTTCAGGTTTGTAAGTAGTTTCTATTTTCTTTTTCTTTAGTTTTTCAAAAGTGTTTGGTTTATGTTCAGGAAATAAAAATTCTTTAACTTGGTCACTAAATGGATAACATTCTGACTTATAATCTTTACAATATCCATGCTTTCTCCCATCTAATTTATCGCAGGCACACAAACATTTTTGGAATAATCCCATTGGACTAGCAAAAAAATAGATTCCACATGAGTTATGATCACGTTCTATATTCATACAATATCTTGAATTGGTTTTAATTAACAAATTTTTATCAGGGTATCTCGTTACTGCTTTGACGATTCCCCTATATTCACGCGGTAAATTAATATTTATGAATTGTTCAATTATTAGATGTTCTTTCCCACTTACAATTGTACCTTGTCTCTTACTTCCTGACATTTTGTGAATTATATCTTCATTTAACCAAATTGGTAGGTTAATATCCATCCCTTTGGAACCTTTGTTATTATATGCCTCTAATACATATCTTATACTTGTTTCAAGCATCAAAGCCTTAGGATCTTTTTTAAGTCTTGTGAGATATACTTCACTTGTATGACCTTTTGAATCCATCACAAATAAAATATCAAGAGGTCTTCCTTCTGGTTTTCTATCTGCTGGATTTTTTTCACTAGTCATTTTATCCGATCCTACCATTCTAAATCCATTACGGGTGTAAATCAATTCGTCAAAGACATCTTCCAAAGACTTATCAAAATTAATGCCTTCTGGATAATCTTGAAACTTTTGAATTATACCTCTACGGATTGTTAAAGCACTATCACTATTTACAAATAAATTAGGCCAAATTAAGTGTATACCTGTGTGTGTACCGTCTTTTTTCATTTTAACTGGTGATGTACAACAAATAGTTACATGATTACTCTGAAAAAAATCAAAAACTATTCCCTGAATCACTTTAACTAAAGTCTCAATTTCCTTCACAGACCAGTAATGATCATCTGTAATGTCTATATCAATCATATATTTAAATACTTTAGGTCTAGTTTCGACCATGAATAGATCAGATCCTTTATTCATTTCCTCTGCATAGTGACACAAAAATTCATATTCTTTTTCATGAGGTATATACAATTTACCACCTTTATGCGCGTCGTACAATAGATGTGATGGTATTGGCACATCTTTTGTGCATTTAAAGAAGTTTTGCTGTTCAAGCCATTTATACAAATAAGTAGGCATTTGTCTTAATAGCTTGTTTTTATTTAAAGAGTTTAATTTTTTATTCTGTGTATTGACATGATAATTTAGTATTATCTGGTAATTGCGGTAATTGTGACAAAATAATTAGAAATATACCAAACATTAAAATACCTAGTATTTCAAATATACCAATTGCTGCAGTTATATATTTAGAAAATACAGTAAAACTATTGCGATTATAGTAAAAAGTATTTACAACGAAAAGTATAAAAAGTAAAGTATATATAGCTATTATAATATAACATGGGTCTTTAATCATGTCTAATTCAGCTGGTTTATAATTTTCATTATATAACAAAGTAACAATAATAGTATTAATTAATGTGCAAATCACTACCAATAATGCAACTAATAAATGTGATTCCCTGTCTCTAAGAACAAAAAATAATGATAACCACCCAATTAATATAATATAATTCAACGCAACAACAGTAAGTCTTTTTGGATCATCACCGATTAGGAAATTTTGTTCAGTATACAATGCTTGCAATAAAGCAAAAAATACAATAATTACAATAGTACTCATTTCTTTATTACAATATTGAAATGCCTCCGACATAGTAAATCCCTTGATTTCTTTAGGATTGGTTGGAGGAGTCAATTGTGGTATAAAAAATATATTCCCAGTAGAGCGTGCAGTTCCATAAACAGTTAGAAATACAAATAAATATGCAAAAAATGCTAAGCACCCAATTATTGTAGCATTCTTTGTATTTTCTATTTGCTGATTTGTCTTTACTTTGTAAAAAATTTCCTCTTCCGCAGTTGAAGAAGCTCTTGTTACTGGATAATTTAAGCTTAGTTTCATCTCTTTACAAATACTTACAAATTAATATCACACTACCATCATCACCTACCTTATTAGTTAGGCGTATTTACTTGGTCTAAGCAATTCTAATTCACCTTGTCCTATTAAATTAAGACTTGTTTTTTTAAGATAAATTACTTTCCCCTGACCATGTGAATGTTCTCTTACTAGCATAGCTCCTCGTTTTATTTCATTTTTATCTAAAGGTATAGGTTTAACAGCATATACATGTGCAGATGGTCCAGATTCTAAATGAAACCAAATGGCAGTTTTTGGCATTTTAGAAAATAAATTATCATTTTCTCTGGAGTTTTGACCTATGTAATATACCACTAAATCTTGTACAATGGTTTTCATCTGGATTAGAGATATCGTTAATCACGCTAGTGATAATGTATCTTACTAAACCACATGAAAATTAACTAACCCTATAACTTAGGCTTTGAATGGTGCTAAAGCTGATGTTCCAGACTTAAAAAATTTACTAATAGATTCGATTACTTTTGCCATACCTTTCTTAATTTCCTTGACAGAATTTAGATGTGCCTCTAATTCGTTCTCAAGTTCCTCATTCTTAGTAATCACCCAGCAATCATTACAATTAGCTGGAGTTAAAAATGCATATGGCATCCAGAAGTATCCTCCCTGACCCCATGAACTGGACCAGGAATTTCTTACCTTAATAAAGCCAGTCTGGCCATTAGCCGTAAGAGTATCATTATATCCACATGCTAATACAGCATGACCACCTAATATTTGTTCACCAGGTTGTGGCATTGGCATTATTCCGTTGGCTCCAATAGTTTCAAAACTCTGATATACAGTAAATCCAAAAGCAACAGGATATCCCAGATTTATCATGGTTTTAAAATCCATAGGATCTACATTAACTCTACGATCTAACAATGCTTTGCATTTAATAGCATCTGAATATGCTATAGTAGGTGGAACTACTGCAAATTCATTAATGTTATAGGGCCATACTGTTTCTGGACATACACCTAATGTATTAAGCACAGTAATACCATCACTAAGGGCTGCTCCACTATCTACTGAGATAGTGTGTTCAAGTGATCGTTCTCCATAGTATATGAACAATCTACTTGGAACCCAATTAGGTAATTTTTCTTTCATAAGATCAAATTGAAATGCTCCAGCTAATGAATTAGCAGTGCATGATCCTAATTGACCTTGATCATATACTGGTGGCATAGGACTAAGTACTAATAGGGGTGCATAGGTTTTGTGCACAGGTTTTTGTTCAATTTTTAAATACTTATAGTTTTCACTCATGCGATCTCTTTTCCATCCATATTTGTGTTTAACCGCCGACATTCTAGCTTTTTACTTATCCCGAATATAAAAAATTTACTTATCTTCTTGAATATCTTCGTTTTCTTCTTTGTTTTCTTGAACGCCTACGTGCGCGTTTACCAAATATCCAACCTTCTTCCAAACCCAAATCCGAACCAGAATCCGAACCAACACTTCTCTGATATTCAGGTGTTGTAGCATAATAATCACCTCCCGCTCTAGGGCGTCGTCCATGCCTATTTAAATAGTAATAAATCAATCCACCTCCAGCTAAAACTGCCACACCGATACCAATACTGGCCAATGCGATTTTCTGTTTCTTAGTTAGTTTCATTTAATAGATAGATAGTTAATTTTTGTAATGACTTGCATTCTTAACCCAAATCCAATGAAAAAGTGACTTCTTGCTCTAAACAAGGGTTCTTCGTGAGTTCCTTGTATAGTAATGTGCATGTTAAGATCATTTGTTTCAAATGCTTTTTATTATTTCCATGGTCGTATTTAATTATAATACGACCTTTCTTACATTTTTTAGCAAATTATGGAAATTGTATAATAACTTTAACCCCCTCATCTGTTGAAGTAGGATGAATTTTCTTATCAACCTTTTCAATTGTTTTCTTTTTCTTATCAGCAAGTTCCATTTGTTTGTCAATGGCCTCTTTGTTTGCAAAGCAAAAATCTACAACTTCGTTTGTTATAGCCCATTTAAAAAAGTTTAATTGACCTATGGTAGTAACTATACCAGAATCATCATTTTTATACCCGTTAACCTCATTATCTTCAAGAAATATTGGTGTTTTTGTTTCATAGTCTAAAAATATTCTTTGTCTTCGACAAAATGGGTCAAAACATTTCTTAGAAAATCCGCGCAATTGTGATTTGTAGTCCAAGTACATATTAAATTTTTTACCAGATTTTAACAAATAAATGACTCGATTATCATCCGAGTAATTAGTGACAGTATAATCCATCTCCCTAAGAGAAATGATAGTTTTTTGTTTTGAAATAGCGGCTAATATATTAAGATATTGTGAATCTTCTTTATAAAAACGAAGCAATGAACCTAGCAGAAGTTCTTCTCGACTTTGTAATTCGCATTCATCTTTCATCTTTTGTTTGAACTGGGACTTGAACTTATTTTTGAATCCTGAACGCATATAATTAAATTATACTTAATCCTAAGATCTTTTTACAACGCATAATAATTCATGACCTTGTGCTAATTCATCTCCTAAAATATCATGTCTAATATCAAATTGACTATCAATGGTCGAAGTTGTAAAATTTTTTCCTTTTAAATATGGCACAGTACATCCTTGCATAATTATTTCTACAATTTCAAGTGAACATATGATTCCATTTGTTACTTTTTTTAATATTTGTATTGCATATGGATTTGAACTTGCAATACCTACGTATTTCCAATCTATTTCCAATATTTTAGATACTAGACTCGTACCAATTCCTCTCCTTCGAAAATCTTTGTGTACTACTAACTGGGTTATCCATAAACAGTTTTCAAACTCAGCATAAAAAGAATGACCTATTAATTGGCCATCTATTTCTGCTAGTACTACTCCACATGTCTTATCATATAAATACATTGTCTTTAATTTAGTAGGGGTTAATTTTATACATTTATTATTCAACCAAAATCCGTAATGTTCTGAATACAATTTAGAACACTGTTCAAGTATTTCTTTAGTTAGTGAGTCATAAGTTATAAATGTGATCATGAAGTGTGATTTGCTTTATTAAAGGTATTAAGGTATTAAGGTATTAAAGTATTTAGAATTTAGCTAAAAGTTTCACTACTACAAAAATTAATACACCTACAATGGCAGCAATCAGTGAACCAATTAAGGTGGTTTTTCCATTACTTACTGCCGACGGCATATATGGTTGAATTCCTGAGGCAAACATTCCTGAACTTAGAATCAAAATAATTGCAAATACTAAAATTACAGTTTTATAATCAAAGTCTTTCAAACTACCAAAAAATTCTTTTCTAGACGATCCTTCCGGCATAGACATGCCTTGTCCTACACCAGTTGGCATTTGCGTAGTTATTGGTCTTATATTAGGATTAGATGGTAACTGTCCAAATTGGCCAGTAGGGTTTTGATTCGGAGGGGGAAGTCTATTGTCATCGCTTCCAAGAAGTTGTGATAGGGGAGTTGTTTGTGGCGATGCCATGTTTTACTAGTCCTATTATTTTTTGAATGATTTAAAAACGAAGATTAGGAATAAATGCATGTGGTGGATTATCGGGCTGAGGAATTGTTTGTAAATATTCAAACACCATTTTCCGTTCCAAATATATACAATATAAAAAGTATCCTAGAGCTATAATTATCAAAATTGCCATAAAATTCAGAAACATTGAATTATTTTTAATCAGTTCTTGTCTAGTTAATGGTGGTGAAGGTGGTGGAGGTGGAGGTGGTGGAACTAATATATTAGCTATCGTAGGAGAGGTCAGATGAAACGGAGTAAAATTCCCAGGATTCACTAAATTCGGTCTCACTTTTTTGCTCATTCTTTATCATGGCGTTAGTTTTTTTACACCGACTTTGACGTGTATAATGATATTTTGCAATAGTTTTATGTATGTCGCTATGTCTAATATTTTTATTTATGTAGTGAGTCACCTCGGGACATCTTTCATTATTATCACATAATTTAATATGATCTAATTGTTTATTAATTTTAGTCATCATCAGGGAATTATAATATATTTCCCATATTAGTAAACCAGTTGTTGACTTCATAATAAAATTATATAATTTGGGACATGTTTCGGCTACATTAATTAGGGTTTTTACATCAGTTTCTATATCGATGTATTTTCTTCTGCTTTTTACTAAGTTTCTAAAATCAAAATTGGTAAGAACATTTCTGTCATGAACTTTAATTCTAGTTTGAAATTTTTCCAGGATTCTCGTAAGCAAATGTTCTGGAAGATTTTCTAAATTTAGGGGTATGGGTGAGATAGTTGAGATAGTTGAGATAGTCGTAAGAACATTCATTTATGCTAGTCTTATGTTTTTTTCCTATAGTTACACGCAGAAAGTACCACGTGTTTAAATCCAGTGTGGAACTTAATTTGTCTTAATCCATAAACTACTAGTGCCCTGCGAGGTCCCACACGAATATGGAAATCCTGTACATGCAGCTAAATTTGAACTTGGTCCTTCTTGGCACCTTGAACTTTGTGGTATTATTGCATTATTACTGCATGCTCCATATTGGTAACTCAAACTCTCTGTACCAATAATAGGTGGTGCACCAGTACAGCCTCTAGTAACTGTTTGTGGACTGCAACTAAATTGAACTGATGTTGTCATTGTACCTTTTTGTAGATAATAACATGCTGCAAAAAGAGAAGAATAATCATCTGTGGGTGCACCAGCGTCTTTGTAATTATTTAGAGCTGTTTGGGCGGCATTTGGATTGGTTCCACCGTTTGGTCCAGTAAAAGTATCTCCAAGACAGTTTGTTTTCCCATTAGTTGTTGGAGCAATAGTCCAACAATTATAATCTGAATCGCTTGTACACTGGGGTCCCAAGCAACTTACAATACGTTCTTCATTAGTTGAAGGATCAGTACACACTCCACAACATGTTTGATCAGATACGGATGATCCTATTTGTATACTAGGTACTACCATACTTGCTGAACCAGCAGTGTACCCACTAGATGATCCTACACCATTTTCTGCTTGAGTAACATCTATAGGTAATAAGTAAAAAGGATGTTTGTGTTGCATAAATTCTGTAGTTAATAAATCTCTCATTACACAGCAATTTGAATCTTCACATGGTGTTTGCATATTAGTACATGAACAATCGGCAGAGGAACCAGGTACTGTCCAAAATCCTGCACCTTCACTTAACTGACTTGCACCTGTATATATAGAATATGCAGAAGAATCACAAAAAGTTACTTTACTTTGACTAGGTGCCTTACTTTGATCTGGTAATATGGTTGGTATAGTAGCATCTTCATAATATTTTGTTCCCAAACATCCAGTTGTAGTTTTATCTAAACATCCTCCAGGGGTATAATTATTTAGTGTCCAATATCCGTCATCCGCTGCAGATATAGTAGAGTAAAATAATGTACACGAGTATGTCGCATTATTTCCACAACTATTTTGACTTGCACCTGCAGTAAGAGCCTCCTGAGAACAATTTTGTGGAACTTCTGTCTGTACTGCAGTACAATTGGTCATTGAACATGCAGCCATACAATTTGATCTGCCATCTTGATAATTAGTTGGAGTATAATTATTAGTATTTTGACCCATCGGGAAATATGTAAATGATGGCGGAATAAATCCGTATAACGATTGGAATTGATCACTAGTGATCTGTATGTTACTACCGCTACCATCTGGCCAATTACTTACTCCTTTTTCTGGACCAGAAGTTTGTCCATTTAACCAATTCTGAACTTTTATTGCATCTATTAAAGGACCATATCCTATAGACTCATATGTATCCGATGTGTTTCCGAAATTTTCTTTAGTGTTTGTAAAACCTTGAGCTTGAGGAACAGTTACAGTTATAGGGGAATTAGGTAATCCTGTTGATGCATTAGATTGTATACCTCCCCCTATAAGAAAAAATACACAAAGTATAAATAGAGCTACTCCAGTCCACACTAATCCTTGCCATGTAGATTTATTATCTGGACTAGTCTTACTAATAGCTATGCCAATAAGAAAAAATATAAGACTCAGACAAAACAAAAAAATTCCTAAGGACATTAGAGGTACTAACTGAGGAGTTTGAGATGTACTCATTTTGCGCTAATAAGTTAACGCCTTTATTATGTGTGATTATTTTTTTCTGTTAAGAATTTATTCTGTGTACATGTAAAGAGTAATGAATGATATTTATTCTTATTTTACTATTTGGGGACTACTTATATCATTTAGTATCTTCCTATGGAGTGTATTTCTGGTGGTTCCAAAATGGATATTTCTTTTTGCCTGTTGTCTTTTAACATCAACTAGTATTATGGGAACTTTTTTTATTACATTCCCCAGTGTCCAACTCAAATCTGATTTTAAAAATATTAGCACCAAACAAGTTATTTTGGAAGATGCTTTTATTCATAGTGGACCACTTATTCTTTTTCTTTGTCTTTTTCCTGTATTAAAAAAGAATACAAATGGAAGTAAACATCTTGGTAAAACTCTTTCACTTTTGTTGATTGTTGCATTAGCGTATTTAGGTCATGTTAAATTTGAACAAATATATGAAAATTATGATTACTTCTGTTTGATTATTCTATCTCTTACTGTTTTCTTATCAAGTTATCAAATATATATTTCTTTATTAGGTCTTAAAGTTTAAAAATCTACCACAAAAAGAGGTTGAGTGAATGAGTGATCACGAATTTAATAAATTTAATGATTCTGATTCTGATTCTTCAGATTCTGTTATAGATATCATTAAACCTACTTTACAAATTGTTCAATATCCTCTTAAAAATACTTGGGTATTATATGATCATACTAAGAGCGACAGTGATACGTATGAAGCTAGTACTAGAAGAATATGTGAATTTAACACTGTTGTGAAGTTTTGTCAAATTTTTAATCATTATCCTAAACCTAGTAGATTATTTAATAATGGAACTCATAAACCAGTAATGAATTCTAAAGAAATATCTAGTATTAGTGTTTTTAAAAAAGGTATTTTACCAAAGTGGGAAGATCCTATAAATCAAATGGGGGCTGAAGTCTCAAAGCGTAAATTCAAAAGTAAAAATCTTCTCGAAGAAGTTGATGGAAATTGGATGGATATTTTAATGGCTTGTATTGGTTCTATGACAGATTCTAGTATTACTGGAATTAGAGTTGTAGATAGTTCTGCAATTAAGAGAAATGAATTCAATAATACAGTTGATTTTAAACTTTTATATCGAATTGAATTGTGGTTTGATAATGTCAACAAAAGACAAATTATAGAAGAACAATTTAAAAATATATTAGCGATTGATGATATAAAATCAATCTATTACAAAGAACACTGTTAATTAAAAAAAATTTTTTAACCTTAGTTGTTTATTAAGGAAATAATTAAAGATGTCAAAAGCTATCAAAAAGAAAACTGGTGATAATGATCTAATAGATGACTTACTTGAAGATACTCCAATTATCAAAGTCACCAAAACTAAGCCTAAACCTAAACCTAAAACTGAAGATCCAGTGTCTGAAATCAAAGCAACTAAAAATAGTACTGATATTAGCAATTCAGACTTGCTTAACGAATTAAATGAACTTAAAACACTAGTAAAATCTTTACAAAAAGAATTTAAAGGTCTCGTCGAAATTAATCAACGTCTTATTCATGAACGTCTTGGAGTTGCTCCACCTCCGCCTCCTAAAGAATATGGCGAAGAATCTACTTCAAAATCTAGCAAAGCTATAGAAATCCAAGATTTTACCAAAGGACGCATTAAGGTTTCTGGAAATACTTTTAAATACAAAGATTCTATTAAAGATGCTGGTGGATGTAAATGGGAGGGAGATATTAAATCATGGTCACTTCCAATAGATTCTCTTAACAAGCTTATCATAAACTTAGAAGATCTTGAACTTGTTAATGGTAAGGATTTTGTTGTCAACGTTAAAGGAAAATCAAAGTCTTCAACCAAATCTAAAGATGATGACGAAGAAAGTCCAAGAAGTCAAAGAAGTACAGAAAGCGAAAGCAAAAGCAAAAGCAAGACAATTCGTCAAAAAATCGTAGAATCTGATGATGATGGTCATGGATTTGGAGATGGTTTAGATTAAGTTTAATTCGTTTATCTTACGTCAAAAAAACAATAGAGTATATAAAAACTAAAATGCCCCCTCTTACCCAAAATATGGCTATTCAAGGAGAAAATTGCACCTTTCTTAAAATTAGAGGTATTCAAGTATTAGAAGATGAATATGGTACAGATCTTCTGAAAGTACTTCGTTCTGGAAGTGGTGGTGGAAGATCTACTGAACTAGAAGCGATGGTACAAAATCTATTGCTCAGGGTCGATGCTGTAGAAAAATATCTTCAGACTTTACCTCCCCCTACAGCTGCCACCGGAGTTGCTGGACCAAAAGGCCCTAAGGGGGATGCGGGTGAACCGGGAGAACAAGGTGAAAGAGGCCCTCAAGGCCCAAGAGGAAAGAATGGCGCTAAGACTTTAGCAGAACTCGAAGATGTAGATATTAGTTCTGCTCTAGAAGATTCTGAGAAGTATGATGGGGCACTTCTCGTGTGGTCTGATGCTGAAAAGAAACTTGTACTTTCATTGGAATAAAAAACGAAGATCAAGTGATCTTTAAGTAAATTAATTTTTGTCTCCCTAGGGAGATAAATATCATTTTATAAAAATTGTTAGATACTCAAGGAAAGGGTATGCAAACATATAAACACTCCCATGGAAATAAGAAAGGCATTCGAAACCAATGATTTAAGTATGCATGTAACTATACAAGGAACCCACGAAGAACCTTTATTTAGAGCTAGTGATATTGGAGCTATATTAGACATTAATGATATGAATAGTAATATAAAGGATTTTGATCATACAGAAAAGGGTAAGGTTAGTATCCCTACCCTTGGAGGCAAGCAGGAAATTAAAAATTTTTGAGCTTAGATGTTAAAAACGTCTTAACTCATAAATTGTGTGAATTGTGTAAATTGTGTATCATGGATAAGAAGAAAGAAACTAAAATATGTATGAAATTTTATAAAACACAATTATGTAAGAATTGGGTAAAAACAGGTTCATGTCCCTATTACAATCATTGTATGTTTGCACATGGAAATCATGAACTCTTAGAACCAGGTCAAAATATCGAGAATCATGCTAGTGATAAAATAAAGTCAAAACCTAGATCTCCTAGACCTAGACCTAGACATAGACCTAGACTTAAAAAAGTTAATGATACTATCGTGGACCACGCTAGTGATATAGACCACGCTAGTGATATAGATCACGCTAGTGATATCCTTGACGACTATGATCAATATTGGGAAGCTATTCAAACTCTAATAATTAGCACGTGTGAAATTTAAAATTCTTCTAAATCAGATGCAGGTTTTTCTTCTTCAGGTTCAGAGTCAGAGTCAGAGTCAGAGTCTGCAGGTTTTTCTTCTTCAGGCTCTTCTGAGTCTGATCCAACTGATAATTCATCTTCATCTATAACTCTTGAACTTGAACTTGGACTTAAACTTTTTATGACTTCGGTTATTGTTTGCCTTTTTGGTTTTGCCATTATTGTTCTTCTTGGTATTCTTGGTACATATTCTTCCTCGTCTTCCGACGACGATGATGACCACGACTGTGATGGTTTTACTCTAGCAACATTTCTAGAAGATGATGGTTTTTTATCTTGTGACCTTTGTCTACATCTATGTGTTATAGTGTCTCTTTCTTGATCTGATTTACACTTTTTCACACATCTATATCTTCCTTGTTTATCTTTCCATGTACTAAGTTCTTCGTCATCTTTACAATGACTATTAGGACTTGTATGCTTTCTGCCTTTAGGCTTTTCTTCAAGATATTGATCTGCTTTATCGCCATATAATTTTCTTAAAACTTCTGCTCGTCTTTTTTCATTTTTTATAAGTCCTTCCGTACGTTTTATACTTCTACGTCTATTTGTTTTGAGACCTTCAAAGATGTTTTCTGGGGTTGGGCTCTTTATTCTTTGATAGGGAAATTCATTCAATGGAGAAAAATAATTTTTAATAGAAGAAGGTGATTTAACGTTGTATTCTGATCTAAATCTTGCCATTGTACCTGGACTAATTAGACGCACTGGAGATTTACTTTTACGTCTAGTTGTTCTACCTGGCGATGATCTACTAGGAGAGTGTCTGCTGCGTCTTCTTCTTCGTCTTATTGGGGAAGGACTTTTTGGTTTTCCCCCTGAAAATTCCACTAATCCATCTCTTTTGAAATTATAATCTTCCCCATCTGGCATTCTAAGAACATACATATTATTTGCTGTTATATCCACTACTTCACCAATTAGACCTTCTAAGTGTTTATTTTTCTTAATATCTGTATGTTCAACTAAGACCTCTCTTCCAATCTTTATACTTTTTTGTTTGGATGTTTTGTGTATAACAGATTCAATCTTTGGACCAGCATAATGAGTTTTTTCAAGCTCATAATTACGGAATCCATGTGTTCCTAATCCTGGAAAATTGACTTTTGACCATCCTCCATTTCCTGTTCCTTTCTCAACTACCATGCCTTTCTTTCCAGCAAACTCAGCAATTTTTCTGTTTCTAGCATCATACTTTACATAATCAATAACTACTACGTGATCATGGATATCAAAATCTGCCATTTATTAATCGCAAGGTTTTTTCTGTACAAAGTCTGAAATTATTTCCTATTATCGTATAAAGAATGGAATTAGGCATTTTAGCAGGAGTGAGCGCCATAGGATATCTTCTCAATCAAAGAGAAAAAGACCAAAATTTTGATACACAGAATCAACTCACATTACCTGGTTATCTTGGACAACATCCTTATCAACAACAACTTGCACAAAATCATGAAATGGGTTACCAAAATTCTTGTGCAGATTCTTATCCTCTTAACGCTAATCCAGAATATATAAAGCATCAACAACGAATGCTCAGTGGGTTACCTAAACGCACTCAAACTCGCCCTAATCCTAAGACAGATGATCAAAATACTAGAAATGTTTTACAAATTGGTCAAGACGAAGGTTTTTCTAATTTTATTCCAGCAAATGATCCTACCAGTGATCTTCTATTAGATCTCAAGGAACGCCCTTTAACTGATTTCTATCACAACAATATGGTTCCTTTCTATGGATCCAAAGTCACCCAAAATATGGCTGGTACTGGCGTAGCTTCTGGTAGTTACATTGATGGTTCTACTGTACCTGGTAATATTACTGGAATTAATAGTGGTTTTGACTATTCTACACCTATGCAAACGACTTTAGCCAGTTTTACTGGCATTGATGATACTTATCTACATAAACGCGAAGTTGGTCCAATGTTTTCTCCAGCTGAACAACAAACTGGGTGGGTATATGGTATGCCTTTATTTCGCCCTGATATGGATAGATATACACAAAGTCTCAGTCAGTTTAAAAATGATCTTAGTCCAGTAGAACCAGAGCAAGTTGGTCCAGGTTTAAATACTGATCCTTCAATTCCAGCACAGGGAGGTTTTCATGATTTTACTAGGATCTTGCCCAATAATGTTAATGATTACAAAAAGAATCAACTACCAGGTCGTGTTAATGCAGGTAAATACTTTAGTGCTGGATTACCAGAAAGTTATCCAGGTATTGGTGTTGCTGGAGATACTTCATCACCTGGTATTACCAAAAATAAACCAAATTCTTTCTGGGACCAGACAAGATATCCTGTTATGACCACAAAAGTTGGATTCCAACAAAATCTTGACTACAATATTCCTGAAATTCAGGTTACTTTCAAACCTAATAATGCTACAAGAGATCAAACTTCTTATGGTCTGGGTAATCTTGAGTATAAAAATGTCCAAAACAAATACATTAGTGAGGGATTTGCCAATACTGGGGGAAATAGAGACCAAATTCTCTGCGTTAATGAAGAAGTTTCCGTAGGTCAGGGTCCTCTAGCTGCTCATGTTCCACAAACTGGTCAACGAAGTGAAACTTACATGTCCCAAGATAATAATATTCGTAGTAGAAATGACTGTAATGCCCAACCAATAGGGAATCCACAACGTGCTGCCTACGGTCATGGTAATATTGTTGCTAATTGGTACGTCAATGAAACTGATCGCGGTACAGTTAATCCCCAAAACGTCATGCAACTAAATCTTAATACCCAAGTCAAAAATGGGTCATTCTGGACTGCTCAAGATGAGCCTGGCACGACTCGCAAAGAAACCACAGACTATGCTTATTCTGGTAATGTTTCTCGCGAAGATCTTGGTTCTAAATTCTGGACTTTTCAGGATGAAAATAAGACAACTAGGGCAGAGACCACTAATTATGCTTTCGCAGGAAATGTATCTAGAGAAGATCTCGGTTCTAAATTTTGGACTTTTCAAGACGAGCCAGGTACTACTCGCAAAGAAACTAATAATTATGCTTACTCTGGTGATGTACAAAGACTCATACCAGCAGATATGAATAGATCTCAATTTACTGGGTTTGATATTAGTGTGCCTTAAATTACATAGATTTGTAAAAAGAAACATACTTAAGGAAATAAAAACATCGATATTAAAAATGTCCCCTAAGGAAATTCTCGATATCGTTGCTCTAGTTCAAAATAATCCTTTAACTAGGTTGTCAAGTCAGGATTATCATTCTAAAATCATACAGAAACTTAAAGAAAAATTCACGGATCAAAATCAACAATTATTTGTTGCTAATTTTTACTGTTTTTTAAACTATGATACACGTAAGGATTTTGTTATCAATCTGGACAAAGTATGGAAATGGATGGGTTATAGTCGTGTGGATCACTGTAAAGTCGTTCTTATTAGGAATTTTATAGAAAATCAAGATTACAAAATTTTTGCTCCCGAAGACGCGGGAGAAAAAAATATTGGGGCAGAGACAGACCATGAAGCAAAAGAAGAAAACAAAAAAGAAACTAGAGGAGGACACAATAGAGAATTTATCACGTTAACAGTACAATGTTTTAAGAAACTATGTTTAAAATCTAAAACTACCAGAGCCGATGAGATACATGATTACTATTTAGGACTGGAAGAAATATTAAATGAAACTGTTGCAGAAGAATCAGATAAATTAAGACAACAGTTACAAATCAAAGACGAACAAATTGTAGACATCACATGTAAAAAAGAGAAAAATCTTTTAACAAATTTTTGTAAAAAACCTATTGTTTATATAGGGTTTGCTGAACATGATGTAATTAAATTTGGATATACAGATGATATAGAAACACGAATCAAAGACCATAAACGAGATATTAGAAAAGATTTTACTATGGAATATGTGTATGAATCTCTGTATAATAGAGAACTTGAACGTAAAATTAAACAACATCCCATTCTCAAAGGTAAAAAAATGAGTAAGAAATATGGAACTAAAAAAGAAGAACAAACCGAACTCATAAAATTAGATCCCAAATTTACAGTTAAGGATTTAGATCGTATTATAAAACAAATTAAAAATGAAGTAGAATCCCAAGAAATTGATAGAGATAAAAATACAGAAATTACTAAACTAAGACTTAAACTAATTGATTATGAAAAAATACTAGAAGAAAATAAACAACTTAAAATAGAATTAAATACAAATATTATTGATTTACAAACAGATTCTATGTATAATTTATTTTCTAAAATGAGTAATATAAGGAAAAAAATGTGTCTAAATTTTCTGGTCGATTTCATAGCACAAGAAATAATAAAACATAACAAAGAAACTGATTTTCATATTAAATTAACCATGGACGAAATTCTTGAAAAATTCAAAGGATATATTAAAAAACATCAATTTACCGTTACTTATGGTGATGATAATGAAAAAAGCCTAATTACCAAAGTATTTAATGACATTCCTGGTATTAAACATTGCTTTATAGGTAAAATAAATTCTAGAGAATTTTTTATAGGTAAAATTTCAGAATGGATTTGTGAAAATATCAATGTTACTCCTATGTATAGAAATATATTTAGAGAGTTTTCTAAATATATTACTTTTGAGGAATATTGCGAAATTTTAAATCCTGAGATTACAGATGAACAACAAAAAACAAGTTATAGTTTTTTAATTTACTTAATTGTTAAATATAGATCTAAAGATGATTTGATTCTTGTTATAAAAGATGCAATTATTAAAGAAGAATATGCAAAATTTATGTTAAACTTTGATTCAAAAATTAGAAAGGTCACAACTATGTTTAAAATATTACTTGATTTAGATGGTATTTCTCATAAAAATTTGAGAAATGGAGACAACAGATATAAAGTTCTTAATATTGATCTAAATACTATAGTGTCGTGGATTCAAGAAAATTTAGAAATTTCTGACAAATTTATTAATCATTTTAATAACACACATATAATTAGAGTATAGATGGTAACGATAAAAGGTTCAACAATTTCCATTCAAATTAATCAAAGACTAAAATTCACTTAAGATTAAAAATATTTTATTTAATTAATTCAGAATGAGTTATAATATTGGTCGATGGTCTATAGAAGAACATATTCTATATCTTGAGGGAGTGCTTTTATTTGGTAGAGATTTAGCTAAGATTCAAAAACATGTTGGTACAAGGACTTATGTACAAGTGCGAACACATGATCAAAAAGTGGGGACAAAGAAGAAAAAACTAGTTTCTAAGAAAAAAACAGCACTTGACATATTATGCGAAACTGCTATTAATTATAAAACACCCCCGACCTCACCTACTCCATTTTCAAAAGTTTAGATTTTACCTCATCTTCCTCCTCGTCGTCATCTTCCTCCTCGTCGTCATCTTCCTCCTCCTCGTCGTTTTGAGGACAGTCTCCAGTATGATTACAATCAAATCTAGGAATATACATCCCTGTACGACAACGTTCAGGATAGAGACAAGTTCCTCCATTCCATGGCATAGTCCAGGCTTCATAATTATTTTTACTTTTATTTTTAGAATTCCATGCATTGATTATTAAAATAATACTCTGAACCAATTCATCATTTGACGGTTGACCTCGCATGATTAATTGTACTTGAATAAATTTTTCCATTTAATTGATTTGCTTTTCGAAACTAGGCTTAATTTGTTTTACAATTAAATTTATCAACAGATTATTGAAAGTATCTTATTTCAAACTTTAATTACCGTAGAAGTTTGATAATTAATTTGTTGATAAGTAGTAAACAAAATGCCCACAGTTATTCGCACAGGTGGGTACGACAATTATAGCATAAGAAGTGCAACATTGATAGAAGGATACTTCCCTGGACCAGGTCGTACCAATTTGTTACAAGATCCTAATTTGGCTATAGGTAAAATAGATTTCGGTACTTTTGGTGGAGATGATTTAATTCAAAATGGTCCAGGTACAATTTTACAGGCTTTGCCAGATGCTTCAAGATTTCAATATGATCGTATATTTGCTGTTCCTCAGGGAAATCCATATAGAAATTTTGGAGTAGATGATAGACAAATAGCTAGTTATCAAGTTGAGCAATTACAAAACAATCCTTTGTGCCCGTCAACTACTACAAATCCAAATGGGGTAATTCCAGGATTTGAATGTCTTGAGGAGCCTGATAATTTTAGCAACATGGTAAATAAACGGGAATCTGAATACAAAAAGTATTTTGAAGGTCCTGGAAATTATCCTAATAACTATCTACAGGGAACTACAGGTGGTCAAAATGTATATGAGCAATATTCAGGTAAACCAGTAAACCCTAATGCTGAGGTAGTTTATAATATGAGTATGGACTATGCAGGTGATGTAAATCCAATGATTGCCTTAGGGTCATCATCTAGGGCTACTTCTCAACCACAATTTTCAGGTAAATGTTATTCTGGAAACTTTGTACCAGGTCAGGTACTAAATGCCATCACAGAAGGCGGACAAAACGCTCCAACCGTGTATAGAGGAAGTTATACAGAACCAAATTTTGAAGGTGCTTTAGGATTTCAGAATTCAGGTGCTTATAATAATAAAAGTATATGTGTTCCAGATAGATCTTTATCATTTGCAAATCCCCTCATATTAAATAGTTTCAATTAATCATTAGAAATTCTAGTATACTTAAATCGGAGGAAATATATAAACAGGGATTTTATGGATTTGGAACATTAAGGTTGTAAAATTAAAAATTAATATAGTTAAGGAATTAAATCAAATTAAATTAAATCAAATGAATGGAGGTTATATTAAAAAATTTCAGGTTAAATCAAGAAGGAGGTTTTAGTATAACAAGACCACACGAATCACAACAGATATTACAATGTATAGATAATTTCTTAGGATTAACTGAAGAAAATTACATAGAAAAAGGATTATCAACACGGATTATTACTGATGCTACTGCCTGCATGGGAGGTGATCTAGTAAAATTTTCTAGACGAGTTAAATATGTAAATGGGGTAGAAATTGATCCAGAAAATTTTAAACTACTTATGGAAAACTGTAAAATCTTTAATTGTCAAAATATCAATTTATTTTGTCAGGATTATTTGGACATATATGATAAATTACGTCAAGATATAATTTATATGGATCCGCCTTGGAATGGACCAGGTTATAGAGAAAAAGAATCAATAATGCTTAAATTGGGAAATATGGAATTGTGGGAGTTAGTCAGAATAATTAAAGAAAAAAAGCTCACAAAATATATTTTTATTAAGGCTCCCTCAAATGTTTGTTTAGATAGGTTAGATTACGATACTATACATATAATTTATAATAAATCAAAATTACCAAGTTTTAAACTTATATGCATTCGTGCATAGGAAAATTTAATTTGCAATGATTAATAAATGTTAAATTGGAGTAATCTTTCTCCAAGTTTACAAGCCGAATTTATATATATAGTATGTATCGTACTACTAATGTTTGCATCAATATGTTGGACAATTTACGGATTAATTAACACATACACGAATAAAGATCAGATTTCTGTACAGGAACGTGGATTAGAACATGATATTTTTATTGGGGTTATCAATATAATAATAGCTTTATACCTTGTTCCTAAATTTTGGTACTGCTCGAGAAATAAATGTGAGTTTGAAAAGTTTGAAATCTTATTTCTTCGTACAATCGGAGTTTTTCTCCTTATTACTGGTATTGGACATATTATTAGAAGTAATAAATGGTTAATAGAAACTAAAACCAAAGGATTATTTCAAATTTTAAAAAATAAAAGACTTTAAGAATTCGTTTTTAAAGTATGTAAACAACGTTCTGACATGAACACTCTTATCGCCGAAGCTCAAAATCTACTAAAAAATCTTACTGTTGGTGAAAATGGTGAAACTGCTTTTCTTAGTACTGGAGATAAGAGCATGGATCTGTTCGGAACAATAAATAGAGGTGGAGAGATTTCAAATTTAGTAAGTAAATTTGAAGCTGCATGGAATGAAAATCCAGAACTTGCTATTAAGGTAATATTAAATTTTAGAGATGTTCGGGAAGGCAAGGGAGAAAAACTGATTGGAAAAGTTTTAATCTTTTTGTTAAAACTTACACAACCTGATGTATATACTCAGCTTCTGCCTACATTTGTTGAAGTTGGTTGTTGGAAAGACATTATGTTTCTAGTAGAATTAACTACAAATTATTGCAAAGAATTAGAGAAAATTGGCATTAAAAGTCATTATAATTCAATGTATAATTCAATGTATAATATTTCAGAAATCAAGCTATTAGGTGATCAACTAAAAATTGATTCTACTGTAGAACGTCCAAGCTTGTGTGCTAAGTGGGCTCCTACAGAAGGGTGCCACTATGATAAGAAAACTAACTTGGCTACGTCGTTAATGACATACATGGGATTTAGGCCTAAAGAGTATCGTAAGATGCTTACTGAACTTCGTGCAAAAATTAGGTTAGTAGAGACCCAATTAAGTCAAAATAAGTTTCAGGAAATTAATTTCAGTACAATCCCAAGTAGAGCGCATTTAATGTACAAAAAGGCATTTCTTAGAGACAGTAATGCTGAAGGAACTACGGTAGCTGCTCGTACTGAGCTACATGCTAGATACATAAAATATTTAGAAGATTTAAAGGCTGGTCAGACTAAAGCTAATTTTAAGGGAATCATGCCACATGAATTAGTTGCGGAAATCCTTAAGGGTGGAGAAGGTCAGGAACTCATTGAGAATCAGTGGAAATCAATTCGTGAAAATATTGAAAATGTATCAATTTTTGACCGTTGTTTAAGTATAGTAGATGTGTCTAGTTCAATGGAATCTGCTGGGGGAATGGGACCTCGTCCAATTGATGTTGCTATAGCATTAGGAATTTTAGTATCTGAATGCTCTAAAGGAATTTTTAAACATAAGGTGATTACATTTCATGAGCATCCTACAATCGTTAATCTTAGTAATTTTAAGACTTTAGCCAGTAAGGTACATGAATGTAAGTCTATGCCGTGGGGAGGCAGTACAGATATGGAGGCTGTTTTTGATGAAATTTTGAAGATTGGATCATTTGCCAATCTTACGCAGGAGCAAATGCCTGATAAATTATTTATCTTTACAGATATGCAGTTCAATCAGGTTTCTGGAAGACATCTAAAGACATTTGATAAGATTGAAGCTAAGTATAAAAAACATGGTTATAAGATGCCTCAAATTATTTGTTGGAACCTAAGAACTGTAGCCAGTGTAGCTTTTACAAAGGATGATGAGGGAGTATGTTTATTATCTGGATTTTCTACAGAAATAATGAAAGCCTTTTTAACATGTGAGACATTAACTCCAATGTCAGTATTTCTTGCTGCAATTGGGCATTACAAAGTTCCCCTTGACGTTAAGTCTCTAAAACAAGTAAATTTTAGCATAGTAAATGTAAAGATGTTGGAAACTGCTGTAGAACATTCTGATCTAAATTTTAAAGACCATGATGATCCTAAGGTTAAAGCATGGGAGGAGAAAAAGGCTCTGGCCCAAACACGCCCAGTACGTGGGGCATTTAGTGGACGTGGTCGTGGACGCGGACGCGGACGGTAGGTGGTTAATACATATTACAATTATAGATTCTATACTTCTTGTTGTGCAACAAGTAAAGAAGCTTTAGTGTGTGTGTAATGTGTGTGTAAAGTGTGTGTAAAGTTGAATTTTTCAGATCTTATTAATTTAGTGTCCTTTAGGGACACATACCCACATTTTACCATGTCCAAATTGTTTATCTTCATATATATATCCTGGATCACAAGGAGATTTATTATGAGGAACACAATGTACTATACCATTTATCATTTTTGGTTGACCAATTCCTTCACAAATACTTGTAGCCCACGGAGGAAGTGTTGTGGCCATAGAATGTTGATGAGGCATAGCGTGTTGATGAGAATTTCCCATTTATTGATAGCAAAGAAATTAGTTAAGCATGCTTAAAGAAATATAAGCATTAACATAAATAATCACTTGGGTGATTAACATGAGTGATTTCCAAGAACATTTAGATTTTATTAAAGGATTAAAACAACACGAGCAAAAATCAGAGGCCTGGTTAAATCAGAGACGAGGAAAATTGACTTCAAGTGATGCAGCTACAGCACTTGGAATTAATCCGTATAAAAAACCAGTACAATTACTACTAGAGAAATGTGGTACAGGAAAATCTTTTACAGGAAATGAGGCAACAAAACATGGAGAAAAATATGAAGATGAAGCTATAGAAAAGTACTGTTATTTAATGGGAAAGAAAAATCATACAGTAGGTATGATATCATTTGGGGATTTAGATCCAATTAGATTAAAGAGCGAAAGATCTAGAAAATATGCAGATCCTAGATACCATTTTTTAGGAGGTTCAGCTGATGGTATATCTGAAGATAATGACGGTATAGAAAGATTAGTAATGCTTGAAGCAAAATGTCCCATGCGTAGAAAGATTAAACATGGACAAATACCAATATATTACTACCCACAAGTTCAATTAAATATGTTTATACTAGACCTAGAAATAGCGGATTTTATAGAATACATACCGGGAGTATACGGAAAAAATACAGAGATGAATATTGTAAGAATTCACAGAGATGAAGAATGGTTTGATAAGAATTTTCCTGTATTAGAGGAGTTTTGGAACTCAGTCCTAGCTTGGAGACAACGAGACATTAGAATGCATCCGGCTTACAAAATGGATCATGTTGTTTCATCAACGCTATTGTCTGCACCAGATTTCTTATTTATTTCTACAAATGAGGGAAGACCTCCAACATCATCGTCATCATCATCATCGTCTTTATTGAATGAAGATTCTGATGATTGTATGTTTGCCTGAGTTTTTCCCTTGAAGATATTAAACATAATCCGATACTTATCAATAATAGGAATTGGATTTAAACTTCGTTCTTCAAATAAATATTTTTTTAAGTCTTCGTGTTTTAGTGGTTCCAAATTAAGGGATTTTTCTATAGAAACACAATGATCTCTATAAAATATATTTCTTGCTTCTTGATACTTGAAATCTTCTGGAATTGTTATACCACTATACATTCCAAAATTTTCCAAAGATTCATATTTTTTGATGTAATTATAAGCTTTAATTGGCCCTATTTTAGGAATAGTTGGACAAAAATCAGATCCAGACAAAATGCACATATCAACAAAAGATTTTGGAGTAAGTTCCATGTCAATTAATATACGATTTAAGTCAATTACTGTTACCATATCATTATCAAGTGATTCAAAACCTTTTCTTAAAATTTTAATGTTTTTTGTACTGATACCTGATGTAACAAGACTAGCTGCAAAATAAGTAATTGCATCAGTATCTTCAGTATAGATATAATCGACTTGGCCTTTTCTATGAAGAGAAACGCAAAGAGCTTCAGCATCTTCATTAGCAACAATAAAGGGAATTCCCATTAGTTTAAGTAAGTACTTACATTCATTTCGATGGTTTTTAGTGACTGTCATGAAGGACATTTTTCTTTGAATTTTAAAAAGTTGATCCAGTGTATCATTTATTTCTGGACTTAAAACACTTGTGGATTTTGTATTATCAATATTGTCTAATTGTTCTACAAATTTATTTTCAAGTTCTTCCGCTTTTTGATACATATGTTCTTTGAAGCTCAAACGTTTACTTAGAACATTTGTTTGTTTAGCAATATTAGGGGCACCATCAAAAACATAAATAGGTATAATTCCATGTCTCAGATGCCAAAAAATGTTATTTAAAAATCCAAATATATGAGAATTCTTAGATTCAACTGTCCTAAATTTATGAATTAAAATTTCACCATCTATAGCTACCTTACTCCCACAAAATTCATCTATATTATGCAAAGATATAGCTGAAGATGCAAATTGACTAATAAGTTTATTGAGACCTTTGATGCCCATCGTTTAAAACAAATATCACTAGTGTGATTCACGATATTCCTTTTATTCAAGGTAATTATTTTAATATCTTTGGAATCCTTAAATACTTTGTGCAAAAAATCCTATGAATAAATTTATTTTCTATGTTACTCTTAAAAATGGCAAGAAGAAGAAGCAGAAGATCCAGACACCGCAGCCGTAGACGCCGTTCTCGTTCTCGTTCCAGACGCAGACGCCGTTCTCGTAGATCTCGTAGACGCAGACGTAGATCACGCAGACGTAGATCTCGTAGATCTCGTAGACGCAGATCTCGTAGACGCAGACGTAGATCACGCAGCCGCAGCCGCAGACGCAGACGTAGACGCAGACGTCATAGATTTGGAGCCTTTGGTAGTGGTGCCCCAAATGATCTTTTGAATATGCAAGGCCCTTACGGTTTACCAGATGTGGGTTGGGGTGCCGGGGGTGTAGGTGTCTCGGCAATGAGACATGGCATGAAAATGCATGGAGGTAGAAAACATTAAGGGTTGGTAACTAATATATATTGCTATATAATTGCTATAACTAAAATAGGTTAAGTAGACTTAGATTTTGTTTCTTTAACAAAAGTTAAAGATATAAACACTAACGGCGAATGGATTTAATTATTTCAGATATTAATACATTTGAATAAATTAGATTACAAATAATTAAAATTAGTAGAAATACCACTAGATAAAAGGAAAGTTTGATTCGTAAACTAAAAGGTTCTAGGGCAGAATGTAGATTTTCCTGATTTTTTTCATTTTGTAGTTCTTTGATGAGATTTTCCAATATGTCTTTAATCATGACTGCTGATTATTTAAAGACATGAAGTATAATCTTTTAAATCTCCAGAGCGCATGAAAAAAACTAATGTTGTGAAATTAACTAAGGAAATTAGTAAATTAAGTATTAAGTCTGATGAGGAAAGCGAGGAAAGCGAGGAGCCTAAGCCTAAACCTAAGATCAAAATATCCCCATTTGAGGGAGGACTAAATAATAATGAGTATGCTACAAAAAAAGAAGATAATTCACTTGATTTATCCAAAATCTTTAAAAATAAGGTCAACATAAAAACCTTGCTTGATTTTCTAGATGGTTATAAAATAGGCTCCAAAAATGAAATCAAAGGTATCATACTAAGAGGTTCAATAGGCTGTGGAAAATTAACACTAATTAGGGCATGTCTTAAAAAATTAAATTTTATTAATCTCACATACGATACTGATTATGAATCAGAAGATATATTTGATAATTTATTGTTAACTGTAGAGGCCAAAGGAATAACGAAATTATTTTACTCAAAACAAAGAAAAGCAATAATAATTAAAGATCTTGATAATGCATTAAGACCTACCCAAAGATCTGATTTTTATAAATTTTTAAATTCTAGTAAAAATAGTTTGCCAATTTTGATGACTAGTCACGATAAAAGTGTTGGCACTTTGAGAGAAGTACCAAAATGTATTTTACAGTTAGATTTCGAATATCCTACTACAGCTGAATTAGTAAGACATTTCTCTAATGAAAAAATTTCTAAAAATGCATTAGAACAAATCATTCATGAATCACGTTTTGATTTAAGGTATATAGGAAATATGATTCAAGGTTTAGAACATAGTACCAAAAAAGTAACTATAAAGAAAGTAGAAAATTTAGGGAAAGATGTAGAACTAGATACATTTAATTGTATTAAATTTTGTTCAGAGTCAAATCATTCCTTATATGACAAATTAAAATATAGTACGTTATATACTAATTCGACTGTATTCCATAATTATCCCAAATTAGTTAAAAATATTAGTAATGCAAGTAAAATATCAGATTTATCTTGCAATGCAGAAGAAATGATACAATTTGCATTTGAAAATCAAGACTGGACTAGTTTTGAAGAAATGTATTGCTATATTGGTACTATAGCTCCTTTGAATATAATTAAAAATCTCGATACAACTAAGTTAAGTTATCCTAGTAGTAACTTGTTATATAATAAAGACGAAGAGGGTAGTTTTGCTAATCAAGAGAAAGATAGTATGATACTGCGTATTTTAATACCAAAGTATTTTTCTGGTAACAAATTTACAGGGAAATTAGCTGAATTTAAAAAGGATATGAAACAAATTAAGGATCCGGTTAGGGGATATAAATTAGCATATATGTTAACAGATGAAAAGAAAAAAACAGCATTTTTGCGTGAGTTTAAAAAAATTTTAAAATCTTTGGACACTAACTAGGAATCAAGTATTAATTAATCACTTACTCAGTTTTGTATGATATATAGTTTCTTGTTCGTAACTTATATAAAATTCTATAACCACAATGAGCACATCGAATCATATTTTGGTTTTTATCGAGTAAAAAATCTTTTTTACATGATCCACATCTAAAATTTGGTTTCTTTGTGTAGTCGGAAGTTTCAGAATCAATTGATAAACCACGTGGACGATTACCTTTAATGAGTGGGATAACAGGTGATTGCACAGGTGATGATTCTTTTGCAAATTTTTTGGTTTTTGCTTTTGCTTTAGATATGGGTTTAGGCATGGGTTTAGGTATGGGTTTAAATTTTTCTATCTCGGATTCATAACTTTCTGTTTCAGATTCAGTTTCTGTTTCAGAGTAATTACTCACTGGCATGGATTTTATAGGTTGCATAGGTTTTATAGATTTTATAGGTTGCATAGGTTTTATGGATTTTGATGAAAGTGGTGGTTCAGAGTCTGAATCAGAATACATTACATAATCTTCGTTTTCTGATTCATCCATAGTTATTACTTTATTAGTGACTATCTTGTTATGTGGAGACATTTCTAAACAATAATATGAGTTCTTAAGCTCCCTAATTTTTAGATATTGGAGTTGAGATAGACCTTTTTGTTCTATCTTTGGGCATATTTTGTGAATCTCGTATCTTTTTATGCACATTATTTAAATTATCTAAATGATTCTGAATATCTTCACAAATTGATGGTTTAGTACTAAAAATGATTAATCCTCTATAATTGAGATCCATAGATTGATTTTTAGTAAACTCAAAAGTTTTAGAATCCAAAGAAGATTTTTTAACTGTCCAACCATCATTTAAAGCAGCCATAATAACATTCATACGTGATAAATTTTTATCAACTTCGTCAACAGACATCCTCCTTATAAGTAGTAAATATAAACTTATACATGTTCTAACGTCGATGATTTGTGATTCTCTATTTATTGGTTTAAGGTGGTTTAATCTTTATATCTTAACAAATTTCATTAATGTTTGAAGATCTTCTCTCCACATATCTTTGTTTGTTTTAAGCAGTAATGATCTTAATTCTTCTTTGTGATTATGCAATTCTTTCTCTAGTTTTTCAACTTCTTCTTCTGTAAATTCATATAGTTTCATACTAAGAAGTTCATGATGATCTTCAAGTGCAAATCTATTACTTGTAAGATCTTTAATAATTTCAGTTTTTTTTCGTTTATGTGTTTTAATTTTATCTTCAATTACTAATAGCACAAATCTTAAACGCTCTGAAATTTTGTGAATTTCTTCTCGGAGTGCTTTCTCTAGATAATTTTTTCTAAGTTGATAAAAATCAAGTCTGTATACAAAAAAGGTCCACAATATATCCTCCACAGACCCATAATGTGTAATAATACATTTTTCGTTGAAAGCAACCATATTAGTCCCAGAAATATTCTTTTCTAGTTTAAAAAAAGAAATAAGATCATCAACTGAGTCTTTTTCTATGGTTTGATTAAGTCTTACTCTGTAACAAACATCGTTAGCATTTTTTTCTGAATCGTCGTCATTTACTGTTACTGCTTTAACTGCATTACTATCCATTAATTTATCTAAAAGTTCTTTGAAGTCTTGTTTCCACATACCAATTGGTAATTCTGTGATTTCCACAGTATCTTTACTTATATATTTGATTACACCAATTGATTTCCAATTATGTGGTCCAAGTCGTATAATTTGTCCTTTGAAACCTCTATAATATGGATTCATTTCTCTGAGATTCGAATCTTCATCATCAAGTAATTTTAGTATATTGTGTACAATATCATCAATTTTAAAACATGGAATGTTAGTACTCCAGCCAGTACCTATTCCAGTTGAACCATTAATAAGAAGCATTGGTACGATAGGTACGTAAAAATCAGGTTCTATCTTAGTACCTTCATCTTCAAGATAATTAAGTAGCAAATTATCTGTTTCATTAAAAAGTAATTTGACTAAAGAATTTAAAGCTGTATAAATATACCTAGAAGAAGCAGCATCATCACCTCCTTCTTGTCTAGATCCAAAATTTCCAATTGGCAATAGTAAGTTTAAATTATTACTACCAACAAAATCTTGAGCCATTGCAATAACAGTTCCTTGTAGAGAAGCTTCTCCATGATGATATACAGCTTGTTCAGAAATATAACCAGATAGTTGTGCTACTTTAATTTCTCCAGAACCATCAGATTTTAGGAATAATTTTTTCTTGAGACAAGCATATATAATTTTTCTCTGACTTGGTTTAAAACCATCAATAACATTTGGTATACTTCTTATGTTATCATAAATAGAAAATTGTACTAATTCTCTATCTAAAAAATAATCTATTGGAACAATCTTTTTATTATAATCAATATCTTTGGGATTGACTAAAGCTTCAGTAATCCATGTTTTTCTCTCATCTGCATATTCTTTATCAAAAATTTTAACAATTATAGGCATGTCAGAATCTTTAAAAGTATATTTTTTCTTTGTAGAATTTAAATCTGAAAAATATTCTTTTGCCTCTACTGCCGTACTTGTTCCAAGTCCTTTATAATATTTTTCACGAGTTCCTTTTGGTTTGTTAACTTCAACCCATTTTTTATAATCATCTAAGTTATAAAATTGTATTAATAATTTATTATTTTTAAATACTTTTATTAAAGGTGTTATCATACATTCTAGTAATCCTTGTTTTACTATTTCAGGCCAATTAAAAGTAAAATAATTAATTAATAAACCTTTAATATGTGCTCCATCTACATCACTATCAGTAAAAATCATAACTCTTCCATATCGTAATTTTGTGATATCAGTAAGACCCATCTTGAGTCCTAATATACGATTTATAGCTATAATTTCTTCATTTTTAATCAACTGAGCTGCAGTAGCAGTACGTACATTTAAAAATTTGCCTCTTAATGGGAAAACACCCCATTTATTACGACCTCCTGCTGATGGAATACCATTAAGAGCTAAACCTTTGGCTGAATTATGTACTATTAGTTGTCCTATACCTGCCTGAAAATGATGATTTTCAGTTTCAAGATCATACACATATTGTTCTTTGATAGGTAATTCAAATATTTTCTTAATTATAATAGGATCTTTACTAAATTTTTCCCTTGATACTCCAATTGTATATATATTTGGTTTAGTATAACTATGATTAAGACTTGTCTGATATCCTAAACTATTACATAACATAAATATACATTGTGCTGTTATTTTTCCATTAATATCTATTTTCATACGAGAGTTTAAATTATGTTGCCCATCTCCCAAGTAATATCCATTAAAAAAACTTTGTCTAATTTCTTTTGATCCATTTAAAATTACTGGATGAATATATTTTAATTTGTTGTGGTATAATAATTCTCTATATTTTTCAATAATAAATCTAGTTTTTTTTCCACCGTTTAAACATAATTTGTATTGTTGTTTAAGATTTGTACAATTTATTGTTAAACCACTTGGTTTAGTCTTCATTGTATATATGGTAAAAGTATCACCATATAATTTAGTCAAAATAGTTTGAGATTTATTTAGTAATGTTAAATCAGTATTTGATAATCCCCATGTCAAATTTTTGTCATATATCCCACAATTTCCATCTGCAAAAAATAACCCCATTACCCATGATTCATCTGTAGTAATATTATTATTAACATTCATGAAGGAATGTTTTTCTGTATTTTTGTACTTTTCTATTATTTTAATAATTTTATCTTTTCCAAGAGTTTGATAATATCTTACTTTAAGTTGTGATGCATATTTCCATAGTTCTCGAACTTCAAGAGTTTTATAATTATCAGGGATTTCAACTTTATTTTCCTCAAACAAAGGAAAACTATGTAACAATTGATCATCTACTTCACATTCTTTAGGGCTAATTTCACAACCATCTTTTAATATTAAAGAATGATCTTCAGTTACATCTACACAACCTGTGTGTGTTAATATTCTAAACATTTTTTTAATTGTTTTATGTCTCATTATATGTTTAATCCTAGTCCAGCCTTTATCTGTCCAAATCTCATAATCAGTCTGGCCATATTCTTTAACTCCTTCCTGAATAAAGTCTGTAGTTAAATCTTCAATATTTTTAACTATAATTTGTCCATTTGGAGATTTTAATGTCAGCGGTGTATCTCCAGTTATACTATCTCCCTCAGTAAGAATTAGAGTGCATTCCATAGCAGAGGCAGTTCCTGCCCAATTGGCATCCTCCAGTTTTTTGATATCACTAAGTCGTACTTTTTTGGTTCCATCAATTTTTTTCATTGCAGCTTTCATGTCTTTGGCTTTGGCAATTTCCAAAACATTATCTGTGATTCCAAGTTTTGCAATTTTTTTAATTACATCAGGAGGAACTTCGCATCGCGAACCAAATTTAATTACACTTGTAGTTAAATTTTTCTTTAATTGACTATTAAAACTTGGATTTTCGATTAGTGCTTTAATAAATACAATTACGTTATCTTTTATATATTGTTTCTTAATGACAGCTCCCTTACATTTTTTTTGAAGCTCTTTAGTAATTTCATCCAGAACTGGTTCTAATACATGTTTAACATGTGTACCACCTTCATCTGTACATATCGCATTCACAAAACTAATTTGTGTAGCCTGATCATATGGACATAGAGCAAAACCGACTTCCCAACGTTCGGTTTTCCACACTACCTTCTTTGCTTCACCAATGTACAATTTCATATAATCAGTAAAATCCTTAATTGATACTTTTGTGTTGTTATAATATACAGTTGTTTCCTTACCAGTAGCAGCTGAAATATCATAAACTCTTTTTTTAATAAGTAAATTGGTTGAATTGCAATCGAATGATTTCATACCAAATGCAGGAAAATCTGGATAGTATGTAATCTTAGTAAAATCTGCACCCTTTGATTTTGTAATTTTAGGCTCAGTTTTCTTATCCATTCCATCACTCCATTCTTGAAAATATCTTTTACCTTGATTTTGTACCTCTACAATAAATCTTTTACTAAAAATATTAGCTGCTTTGGCTCCAATACCATTTTTGCCTCCCCAAGTTTTCTTTACACTGGCTTTATAATTACTGCTAGTTCGGAGATTTCCAAAAATCATTTCAGGAACATACATTTTAGATCCTTTTATGCTTTTTTGTTCTATGGGAATACCTGGACCATCATTCCAAACAGATATCATATTTTTATCTAATTCAACCATAATCTTAGTAACTTTGTCAATATCTTCACCTTGATCATATAATGTTTTGCATCTTTCAACATGATCTGCTGCATTAACAAGAAGTTCTAAAATACATTGTTCAAGTCCTGGATTAAATTCAACTTCTTCTTGTTCTGCTTCCTCAATACCATCATCATTTGTTGTAATTATCCATCTAGAATCCTTAGTGTTTTGAATACTGCCAATATACGTGTCTGGCAGTTTTCTAACATGTTCTATATCTGTATAACTATCAAAATCATCGACTGTAGTCATTAAAATGTTTTAATACTCAGTTTTTGTATTCCTAAGCATTTTAATTTTTTACTTTTATTATCTGGGAATCATTCCTAATACAAAAGCAACTAGAAAAACTATTATAGTTAAAACAGTTGGAACCCAAAATATTGCAAGTCCACTTGATGTTAATTGATTATATGTACCAAATTTAGTATCACTTGTAGTGTCAGTATCTACACATGTATTAAAACGTGGAGAATTGCAGCTAGTTGCAATTAATGGTCCCCATATAATTCCAAATTGCATAGTAAGTACAACTGCAGTAACTATTAGTGCAGCCGCAATAAAGAAAAATATTTTTAAAAATTCACTCATCTCTTTATTAGTTTGCAACATAAAAAAATTTTTTAGCATAGTTTTCTTACACGGAATCAATTAATATCGTGGATAACGTTAGTGAAAGAACCAGCTATATGATCAAAAAATGCCAGATTTGTTTGAAATCAGACCCAAAACTAATCAAGTGTTCTGGAAATAAGAATAATTGTCAATGGCTAACATGCGAAGTGTGTATTGTTCAATGGTTTAAAACATCAAAACGATTTGCATGTCCAACGTGTAAAGAAGTAAGAACTTTTGAAATTAATTATAGCCAATTTCCAAATTATGAACAAGAAGAAGTACAAGAAATTGTACCTGAATTTGATGATGATATTGAAGATGATATTGTTAGACGAATTAGCGATATGATAAAAAATAGTGACCAGACAAGAAATTTACATGTAAATACCACCGTACATTCTTTATTAAATGGATTACCTGATGATATTATAAATGTGATTCTTCAAGAAGGTAGAGTATTTCCTCCCGATAATTTTCTAGATAATTATGCAAATTGGCCTAAAGATATTAAAGATAAGTGGGCATATAGAACTCTAACTATGTTAATTGATGGAACTGATGAAGTAGTTGGTTTCGAAATATCCCTTAAAAAAGACGAAGATGACGAAGATGACGAAAATGACGAAGATGAGGAAGATGAAGAAGATGAGTATTCAAATATACAAGAAGATAATCCCCGCATTTTACGTATTTTTAAAAAAATAATAGCTTAAGTTTTATCTCAGAAATAACTTAAATGTCAGACTCTGAGAAGGAAGAGGATATTGAAAATGAGGCAGTATTTTTTGATTCTGATGAAGAATTTGTTGTAGAAGAAGAAAATCTAGTTTTTAGACATAAAACTCTGACTTATTGGTTCTATGAATTACGAACCAATAATCCGGAGGCAGTAAAATATATTGATCTCATGACAAAAGTCCTTATGATATCTTCAGATAAAGAACTGACCGAAGAAAATTTAAACTCTACATTACTTGAAAGAATTTCATTTAAAACGCATGTTGTAGCAATCACTGATCCTGATCTAAAACAATCAGCTGATATTATGGAAATCTCTTTGCAAGATATGTTAGATGATTTGGACACCATAAATTGGGATCCATTAAAGTCTCAAATACAATTAATTAATTAAGTACACGTACAAGCATCCCTAGGGCTAATTACTACTTAATCAAAGATCAAAGATGTCTACCGTACCTTTTGTTTTAGCTCCAACCCAATATACTATGAATAGAGATGATGTTGAATCGGAGGAAATTCAAAACACTTATAAACGTGCTAAACAATATACTAAATGTTGTCGCCTAATTATTGCATTATTTGTACTAAGTGCTCTCGGCTGGATAATTTCCCTATTGGTTAGACATAAGTATATAACTAAAACTCTTGCAGAAAAAGATTCAACTCAATTGATGCTCAGAGCTATGTTAAGGAATCCGCATTTAACACTTACTGGTGACAATTATATAAAGTACTTTTCACGTCAGGGAGGAGATAATCCAATGAGTTGCAAAGGTTTTTGGTGTTGGTCATGGGAAATTCCTAAGCGTATCATTTGTACCATAAAAAATAATGCCAAACCATGGGATTTTCAAGCAGCCTGGAGATGCGATGCAGAATGTCCAGATGGCTTTGATTTAGATACTGTTCAGATAACATGTTCAACTGATCCAACTGTGGCCACTAATCCTCATTTAGGTTGTAGTCTAGTATATTCAATGCGTCGCTGGGACGGATTTTTGGAAAATATTGATTGGGAAAGTCTGGGTTTCATGATACTATTTCTTTTAATGTGCGTAGGACTACTAATCATTCTTGTAATATGTGCAAGTACCTCGCCTCCTAATACTAATGGTTTAAATGCTATAGATGTAATTGCCTGTGCCGCTTGTATGAATGAATGTGGAAAAATTAAATGTCCCCAAGGTGGATGTCCCCATGGCGGTGGCGGTGGATCACATCATTCCTCAACGTGGGGATGAGTATGTTTTTTTACAATTTCGATACATTTGTTTATAAATTCCTCTCTAGTATAGGCTCTTTTCATATTATTACACATTCCACAACATGACACACAATTTTCTAAAATATATCCCATTGTATTATCTACTCTATCTATACCACTTAGATTTTCATTAACTACACTTTCTTGACCACAATAAGAACACTCTTTTTTAAAAAGTTCTATAGCTTCTTCATCAGTAAGTTTCCATTCTAAGTCTCTTTCAATAGCTCCTTTTTTAAAGGCTTTAAGTTTCTTGTTAAGTGTATTATATTCTTTTTTACGCTGAATAGTTATACACTTTTTACAAATATTTGCATACATAATTTCAAAACCATTTTTAATCGTCTTTCTTGTACTAAATTCTACATCAATTGATGATTTTCCACAAATATTACATAACTTTGGTTCTGGTTTTATATTTTTATCGGTACATTCAAAACAATAATCATATAATAATACCTTATCTCGTAACTTATAGTGACTGAAATACTTATCTGAAGAGGATTCATTACAAAATTTACATTGTATTTCTCCGAGATTATATTTTTTACAGAATTTTTCATATTCAACAAATTTTTCACATTCTATACAATAATTAACATAATAAGATTTACATACATTTGAGTAATATTTTGATCTAAATTCTTTGTTTTCACTAGACTCCCTACATCTTAAACAAAATCTCTCAGAAATGTATTTCTCTTGAAGTTGTTTTTGTAATTTTTCTATGCATATAGAACATCTTGAATAAAACATTTTAGTTCCTAGCGATTTAAAATAATCGAAGACAACTTCAGAATTACTTAATCCACAATCAATACATATAGTTGAATCTAATTCTCTAGTTCTTAAACTGCATCTGTATAAATTTTGACACTTAATACATCTTTTACTATAATAACATGGTTTCCCTGTTTTTTTCATGTGAAAATCTACTTCATTTGAATTTTTTTCACAATCTGGACAAATTTTTGTAGCAATTCCATTTCTATCGAGGCTCATGGATGTTTTTTAGATATCAAGACGTCTTTTTCTTAAGTAGGTTATTTTTTTGGGAAATTTATCTCCATCAATAATCTTATTATCAAGACATATATTTACTCCAAGACGCCATTTAGAGAGATGGTATAAAGCGCCACCTGAGTTCTTTGCATATTCCCTTCCAAATACAGTCTTGCTGATAGAGTTTTTCTCTAGATTTTAACAGAGGTAGTTTGTCTAGTAAATGATCTTGTTTAAGTAACTGTAAGCATTTGTGAATTGTGAATGAATAACTCATAAAGTTTTTTCGGGCGCCGGGAGCATGTTTTTCGAAGGGATTTTGCATTTGTTGGAACATTTCGATGAGTTTTGCCTCTAATTGAGGTGAAATTTGAGGAGGTGGCACTCCACAAAGTTTAAATATGATAGCAGGTATATGTTCATAAAGTTTGGCATGTTTCAATTTTTTTAGATAAGATTTGATTCGTTCTTCGGTGACTTCTTCACGTGTTTCAACTTTGTCTTTCTTGAGTTCGCGCAATAATTCATCTATAATTTCTTGTGGAGGTCCAGATCCTTCTCGTGCAATAAGAGTACTAATCCATTCTTTGAAGTGATTAATTCTTTTGTAGGCAAATGGACTTAATACCTCAACTTCTTCAGAATATTCACCTTTATTGTTTTGAGTATCTTGATACCTAGTTACTTCACCACAATTTGGACAACTAGCATATGATTCTCGCGGATTTGTTAATTTTTCAATACCACAGTTTCTACAAGTTAGTTCTTGATTAATTTCAAGTTCATTACTCTTGGTACTAAGAGAATAACCATCGCCGATACATTCCTTTATGTATTCCTGGCAAATTTTACCTCGATTAGTACCATCTTTAGTAACAAAAAAGCCATTAATAACTTCTTGATTGCTAGGACTTTTATCACCTGGTATTGTATTCTGAGAATCATTTTTACCTTTACTTTTTCCACTATTGGCATATTCAAGAAAATGGGGAGCTGCCTTCATAAGATAGTTGATTTGATGACTTCTATTTTCGATGTCATAAATCTCTAATTCAAGATCATCAATTTTTTTACACAATTCATGATAATCTGTGCTATATTTACTCCTAGAACCTGTTTTTTTCCTATTTAACTGTGCTAAAAGTTTTTTTTTTTCTGGTAAAGTTGAATAATAATTATTATAACTTTCCATAGTTCTACAATCTATTGCAGAGAGAGTCATTCTTGTATCTTCATGTGGACTTTTTTTTGAAATTCTAGATAGATCCATATGTTTAAATTTTCTATTCAAAGGAACTATATCCTTAAATGGATTAATGAATAGAAAATTTGAGCCAACTATTAAGTATTTGCTATAATTAAATGAAAAAACTCACAAAAACTACGAAAACAAAATTAGCTCTTGGTACTTTATGTGCATTAGGATTATTGAGCACTGGACTTTATGTTCGTTCGTTGCGTAATCAAATTAAATACTTAAAAGACCATAGTAAAGTTGGAAATCTTCTACAGGAAATTTTGAAATTACAATCAGAAATTAACAGATTTTCAAATGGTATTAAGAAGTTTGAGAAGGATATAGATATGTGGAGCGGAGCCCACGCTTTTGGCAAAATAAGAAGAAGAAGAAGAAGAAGAAGTAAAAAGTCGTGTAGATCTCTTAAAAAAACTAGATGTAAAAATCGTCGTAGATCATATAGTCTTTAAAGCTTCTATCACAAGTTTTGCAGCCTTACTGATATGAACTTCACTTGATTCAAATGTTGTAACTACTTCAGACAATGTAGTCAAAGCTAGCTTTTTAGAACTTTTAACCATATCTTTATTTTCTACATCTAAGTATGCTAAAACTGCTTTAGAAAAATATATGGCTTTCATACTTTTACTTACGTCATTGCCCATTACTTTATATGCTTCGATGTACATTTCTAAAGCATCTAAATATGCTTCAACTGGTACAATGCTTAAGTCAGAGTCAGAGTCAGATTCTTCAATAAGTTTAGATTTAAACTTAGGAGCTTTATCTCTATTCATTTTTTAACACAAGTATTTTTAATCTAGTATTCGAACGAAAAAAACATTTACTTTTATAAAATGACAACAGATTATAATAAATATGTTAAGTTTCCCTTGAATTTTCAAACAGGTTTAGGTTATTCTCCTAATTCTGGTCCACCCCAAGGTGGATGGGAAAATACTCCAGGAACACAATTTTATCAAATGCCTTTATATAGTATATTACCAAATGGTTCTACTCCAACTAGTAGCCAGCATTTTTTTGGCTCTCCGCGTTTTCCACGTTCTCAGCGTAAAAAACATAGAAGAAAAAAACATACAAGAACACACAGTTTTGGTTATCCTTTAATGAATCAACCTAGTTCTACATTAGATATGCAAATGTTTCCTGCATATCCAGTAGGACCAACAGATACTCCTGGGGGTCAAGGTGGAGTATTCCTGCAAGGTATGCCTGGATTTCAATCTTATTGGGGTTTTGGCAAAAGATCGCGTAGATCGCGTAGATCGCGTAGATCGCGTAGATCGCGTAGATCGCGTAGATCGCGTAGATCGCGTAGATCGCGTAGATATGGATTTCCACAAATTAAAAAAAAGAATCAGGAATCATTTAAATATGATTTAAGTAAAGTACCAAATATACGCGGAGGAGTAGGAAGTTATGAAGACCCTGATAAAAGTGTCCTAGTAAGAAGAAGTAGATGGTTGAGATCTTAAAGACTTTTTAGTATATCATCTAATGAATATTTATTTTTCAAAAATCCATGAGGATCTTTCATATACATTTGTGATATAATTGGCATTACATAACTAGACCTAGAAATTGCTCTAGTATGACCTAATTCCATGGCAACTTCATCATAACAAGTATTAATAATTTTTTTAGCTTGAGTCAATGAAATAGGAATTTCTTTAGTATTTAAAATCTTCAAAAACAAATCATTGCTGGCCCAAGTACGAAAATCTTTACATGTAAAATCTTCACCCATTATATGTTTTAAATACTCATTCATATCTAGCGATTTAATTGGGATATTATCTGAAGTTTTAAATAATCTATCGCCTGGAAGTTTACGAAGTTCTCTCAATATTTGTGCACATAAATGATCCGTAAAAATTAATTGTTGTTTAACATTTTTCTTACCTACAAATGCCAAAGTTATAGTATCTGCACTAATATTAAGATGTTTTTTTAAGAGAGTAGTAAGACCATATGTGTTATTTTCCTCTGAGTAACAATCATTTCCAATTCTTGAGTGAGTTTTAGTTAAAATCCTGAACAATAAGGCAATAATATATTCCTTATCACTAAAATTAATACTATGAGCTAGTTTTTTGGACACGTGTTTAGTAAGAAGGGGAAGTTTTTTAGAAAACAAACTCAATTTATTATATTTCTGGATCTTACTCAGTTCTACCCAAATAGGATGATAAATATATTGAATTTTACCTTTGATATCTTCACCAGTTGCTTGTAAATATGAGGTATTATCAGAAGAAATTTTCACATTTTTCCAATTTGGTGGAATATGAAGTTTTCTAATTCGTTCTAGAACGTCCTTACTTGTGACTAATCTGGATCCTATTTTATAAACATATTTTTTGTTAATAATACTCCTACTTATATCCATTTATAATACCAAACCTTATGTTTATACAAATTAGACTTCTTGAGTTCCTCTTTAATCATGATTACTCTTTTTTAATGTCAAAAGATTTAAGTTCTAGACTCAATTCTTGTACTTTATCAAGATTATCTTCAACCATAGCTTTCATAATTTCGCATTTTAGGGATTCTATAGATTTTTTAACACTGACAACAGGAGGAGTGTCTATGACAGATGGTGCAATAGACTTAGTTACAGAACGTGCAACTGATTTAGATGGGGAAGGTGGGGCTTTTGGTCTTTCTAGTTCAATAAGTTTTTCATCCGCAATCATTTCCTCTACAGTAGCTTTAGATTCTTCCATCTCATTAGTCTCGCCAATATTCTCATTTAATTCCTCTACTTTATCTGGAACATTGGTGGAAGTTGTACCTGCGTTTAGATTAGTATAACTAGATGGAGCTATACTTACATTATCACTGAAAAATGGCTTTTGAACATGTTGAATAGGTTGTTCATTACTGCTTGTTGGTACAGAGGGAATTTTTTCAGGCTTGTTAACACGGATTTGGACAACTTTCATATCTAAAAAAGAACTATTTTTTCCAAATATAATTCCATCAATTTTTATTAGACAGGTTACTGGAAAATTGTTCTCTACATTTCCAACACTACTAATTTTACTTACTTTAAAAACAAATGGATCTTCAATATCAAGAGGACGATGAATTGAACTTTTAAACATGAGTTCAATTTGATTGCGTGGAATTTTATTACCACCAAACCATTCTTCAGAGTTTTGAGCCATTTGAACAATAGCTAGATCCTCCAAGTGTGTGAGAATGTGATAAAACTCTCTGTGACGATCCTTATTTTGTGAGATTAACATATCTAAGGATGATTCTGATGAATCCCTAAGAATCAGTTTTGGAGTTTGAAGAATAAAACCTTTAATTCCGTTCATAATTATAAAACTTTCTGCAAATCCCTTAAATTTTTCTGGTTTAGTATAACTACATGATCCCAAATCTAATTCACTAATAGTATAAACATTATCTGTCATTTGTTTGCTTTTTTATGCTTTTATGCTTTTTATACTATTAATTAAATGATTTTGTATTTTATACGCACAGTCATGCAAGTTCTATTTGTACTAATTCAATTTGAAAAGTTAAATTATGATCTTTAAAATAAAGTTTCTTGAATCTTAAAATAAATCTTACATGTTGATTTACTTTTAGTATATCCTTAATCTCAGTTTTGTTGTAAAATGTTTTATCTCGATCAAAAAGAACAGTACCCACTGTAATTGGTATGCTAAAATAAACTTGATTATTTGATTTTCGTAATAATGGACGATACATCTCTCTTGTTTCATCTTCCGTAAATTCAAGACATATTGCAGAATATTGTATGACCCTATTGTCAATTTGTTCAAGAACATCTTGTATTTTTGCAGCATCAATACATATATTGTATTCCACTTCATATATAATTTTCATCCACGGAGTTTGATACAAATCTGTATTATCAATGTCTATAATTCGTGAACCAGTATTTGTTTCTCTCATTTTTTTAAATTCTAATTCATCAATGTTTAACTCTTCTATTAGTTTCATTGTTTGTATATGTATTTATCCTGATATCTAAGGAAATTAATTTTATAGTCCCAAAGGTTTGTAGACAGAAAGAAATCTTTGTCTTCCAAACCCTCCATGTTTCTCTAATTGTTGATTTTGAATTTGAGTACTTTTAGATATAGTATAATAACTGACAATAAATCCTAATGTTAAAATAATTAGAAATCCATAAATCCATGCAAGTTCTTCTGTAGAATGTTCAGAATTTTCTAGATTGTCTACAATTAGCATATAAATATATAAGATAATACCAAATAAGAAAACAAATGCAGCTGCATAACCCAAAATATATTTCAATTTAGGTGGTAATTCTGCACTTTCAACCATCTTTAATAAGTAAATGATTAAAAAACTCCAAAAAATATCTTGAGTTTAATAAATGGATGATGGTACAAAGAAAACTTGTTGTGGAGTGACCTGTTTGGTAGTTTTACTAGTAGTAGTTGGATGGACGCTCGAATCTTTTTCTAATTCGTGTTCTGGATCTATTACATGTGAAGCTGATCAAAAAAATCAACTTCAATTAGCTAGTTCTGGTCTTCTAGCTAGTGCAGCAGTATTAACCCTATTATGTTGTATTTTTCTTCTATATAAACATAGGGGTGATTTAATGTCAGGTGGATTTTTCTTTGGATCTAGCGACCATAGTTTTGGCTCCAGAGATTATAGCTTCGACTAATACATAAAGAATTATTAATTAATAATATAAATGGCTGAATATATATTATCATTTGATCTTGGTATTATTAATACTGCTTACTGCATAGTAAGAATTAGCGATTTAAGAATTATTAGATGGGGATTATTTAATATCAAAGACAGTACTAATGAAGGATCTTGTACAAAACTCGTAAAACATTTAGATAGACTCAATCTTTGCAGTGGTAGAAATGTACTTATAGTAATAGAACAACAACCAAGATGTAATGTTAAAACCATAGTTATTAGTGGACAACTTCAGATGTATTTTGTTCTAGAAAAACTGACTCTTCTTCAGGAAGCAGAAGAAGCAGAAGAAGCAGAAGACTCAGAAAATGAAGGGACTTCTGTGGATAAAGTAGGTAGCATCCAAAAAATTGTGGGTCATCATGCTAAACATAAAATTAAATATTATCAAGCAAGACCGGAAGATCCTCCGTGGCCAGAAAGAATTACTAAACTAAGTTCGAAAGGTTCATATAAAACCAAACAAACACTGATTGAACATTGTAGACGTATTTTAGGACATCATCAAGAAAGTAAAAAATGGATTGATTTTTTCGAGGCAAACCCCAAACGTGATGACCTTGCCGATAGTTTCTGTCAAGCCCTCAGCTACATAAAAATGAATAAACTAGGTCCATTTAAGATCACGTAAAATTAAAGTGTAAATGACTGATCCCAAAGAAATTAAAGTTGTAAGTCCGTGGCTTGGTGTAACAATAGTACCAGATTTACAAAGACGACCAGATCCTGTTTTAGACACAATAAGAAACATTTGGTTAGGTAGTTTGTATATAAGCATTGGGATGGCCATATTTCCCAGAGTTACTACAGGAATTGTACTAATAAATACAATTGATTATGTATCATATAATAATAGGACGTATATACAACAACAAAGTAACTCTATGAAATATTGGGACTCAAGGATTCATTAAACTCTGTGTTTTTTCTTCAAAATTTTCTGTATATGCAAAATTATTTTTCCAAAGTAGATAATCAATTACTTCTTTGTGTTTATTTTTTCTTGCCATAAGTAGAGCATCTTGAGTATATGCATTATTGGAACTTAAAAATTTAACAATATCTAAATGTCCATTTTCTGCTGCATATGACATAGCGATAGAATAAGTTAAACACGATGGATGTTTTTTAAAAAGATTTTTTATCGCTTGAAGCTGGCCATTTTTAGCAGCAATATTTAATTTATTATCAATTTCCATATTTTTTCTCCTTTAGTTCTTACTATCTTAAGAAGAAAAATTTTAACTATTATTACGTTTAAGCTAGATAAAAAAAGAATTTGGACTATTAAAAAATGGCATCCACATTTGACATTGGTCCGAGTGGAGACTTAGCAATTTTTACAAATAGTGCTGAAGATATGTTCAATATTGATGATACTGGCCCTAATTTTCTAATAGATCAAGGAAATGACCAAGGAATCGCTGAAATTGGGAACACAGAAAATTTAGCTAAAGATATAATTATAGACAGACCAAATGAAGCCCCTATTGATTTTGGAAAACCAACTAAAAAAACCTCAAAACTAGCTTCAAGAGTTGAAAGAATTGAATCAAATTCAACTATCGAGGCAGAGCCAGTTTTCAAACGAGATGAGAAGAAAAAATCTTCTACAAAGTATAATAAACATAAATCAGAAAAGTCAACTAGGTCAGAAAGATCAGAAAGATCAGAAAGGTCAGAAATATCTGAAAATGATGAATTACCTCCATTTCCAAAAACTAGGTATGATACTAGTAATAAACAATCAGATGCAGAACTACCATCATTTGGATTTGATGATTTACTAGATGGAAGAAAGTTAAAACCTGTCAGTGATTCAACAATTGCAGCTGATTTAGCTTCTTTAAGTGGAGAAAGTCAATCCACAATTAGAGCCCCTGAACAACCAAATTATGAAGATTTTAGTCCACCACCAAGTCCAGGAGGACATGAATCAATTGAAAAATCACCCGATCGTTCAGATAGACCTAGAAGAGAACGACGGGGAGAACGTGAAAGAGATCAAGAAACTTCTGCTCCAGAACCAGCAGCTTCTAAATATGTTAGCGAGGAGGAAGAAAAGATGGATCTGATGCTTAAATTACAGGCTCTAGAAAAACGCAAAGGTATCAAATTAGCTAAAAAGTATACATTGAAGTCTGACATTGAAGAACTTAGAATGGAATATCGTCAACAAAGTGCGGCACTTGAAGCTGAAGCTAGTATTAAATTCATGCGCAAAGGTTTAATTTTTTGTACATCTGGTTTGGAATTTATGAATAGACGTTTTGATCCAGTTGGGGCTAAATTAGATGGCTGGGGAGAAAATGTAATGGAAAATATTATGGACTATGATGGAATATTTGAACGTTTACATGATAAATACACTGGATCAGTTCAGATGGAACCTGAAATGGAACTTATGTTTGCCTTGGGTGGGAGTGCATTTATGTTTCATCTTTCTCACACATTATTTAAGAATGCTGGTCCCCAATTCGCAAATGTTCTCAGAGAAAATCCAGATGTACTAAATGGAATCCTACACGTAGCAAAAGAAGCAGAAAGAAGAAATCAACCAATGGCATCTAATGATATGGGAAATATGGGACAAGGTGGGGTAGGAGTTGGAACAATGCCATCTCCTGGACTTGACATTAATGCACTTTTAGGACAAATGGGTATAGGAGGTGGAGGTGGTTTATTTTCTAAAACTTTTGCTAATGCACCACCTGATCCAGTAGCCACTCGAGAATTTAGAGAACCTCCAGTTAATGATTTATATCGTAAAATGGTAGAGCAAGCTCAACAAGGTCAAGGACAGGGACAAACACCTAATCAATACTATGATGATAATTTATCGGTAGGAAGTAATGATAGTGGTAGATCTATTGGCCAAGGCCCAAATGGAGCTACCATAAGTCCATTGCCAACAGGTAGACGTGGTGGAGGTGGAGGTGGGCATGTTATCAAATTGTAATTAACAAGCTTTTAATACAGCTTTTAATTCTTCTAGGTGTGTTTGTGAAACTTCCTTATTTGAAAGAATAAAACACAACGAGTCTACATTAGCAGTAAATAATTTGTTATTCCTATGTTGCATTCCGTCAATATATTTGTGTCTATCACGCAAAAGTTGGAAAGTATAACGCTTAAAAGGACACCTTAATAGATTTTCATAACATGGAGAATCTGTCCATGAAGGTATAATTACCACAAAAAATAGATCTGCTTCTGGTTGTTCTAGTAATTTATTCAATAATAAAGTTGTTTCTTGCATTACTTCATTAACAAATGGAGGATTTACAGAGAATGCTCCTGTCAAAGGTTTAAAATTTCTGAAAAATGATCCTTGTGAACCAAACCATTTATCTGTATCTTCAAATGCAGAGTAATAATTAGGTAAATAAGAATTTAAAGGTGATGAGAAACACTCAGTCTGTACTCCAAATATTCTAACCAATGCATCAAATACATTATGTGTAAGAGATCCCTGAAATCCAGTTGCTCCTGAACTATATGTTTCGTATCTAGCTAGTAAACAATAGACCAAGTTCAAAAAAAGATGATTTGTTGATGATACTTCTACCATATCATTTTTTTTTAACCATTCATTATACATAAAATGTAATTTTTCAAAGTGTTTTTTGTTTATTGTTAAAATAGAGGTGAAGGTCCTTAATCCTTTTAATGTGTATAAAGGTATACTTTGTATGGTATTATGTTTAGAATCTTTCCATATGGTGTTATTACGAATTGGAATTAACCATTTTTCAATTATAAACTTATCTGGATCATAGATTATTTGATACTTATCACCAGTTTCTTCTAAAGAAGTTAAATTAAGGGGAATTTCAAATATTTCATTTGCAATCTTTGCCTTACAAACTTCTATGTTTGCTGTGTGTAAATCATTTTTTAAGTCTTGAAAGATTTTACCAGAAATATCAGAGGGAAGTCCACAGTCATTACTTAACTCATCAATTATATTATAATCTATAAAATCAGTATTAACTAGAAGTAATTCTTTTGGATCTAAATTAGTGTGAATTATTTGACCAGATATAAATCGACTATGCATAGCTTGTAGACCTATTAAAATTCCTTCTTTTCTACATGCATGTAAAGTCTTTGTTTCTTTGTCACTAATAAGATTCCAATATTTTCTAAAATTAATTGCAAAACGACGCTGATGCCAACTGCACCATTCTTGTCTAATTAGGGCAAGTTGGGGAGTATCCATGGCGGGTGACGGGGTGGTTTGGTGTTTTTTCTGTTGAGATACTAAACTGATTTAAAATTAAAAAAAATAAAACCTTAAACATAAATGAAAAAATAAATAATTAGATATGAAAACTAGTCCTAATGATGATGATGATGATTGGAATTTTGGAATTGGTACTGCCGTTTGTATCGGATTTGGTCTAGGTGCTTCAATCTTTTCTAGATATAAAGTAGCTCGCCCTTCAGAATTTTTAGTTCGTACTGGTCTTGGAATTGATGGACTAAGTATTACTAAAAAAGGTGTTCATTGGCCTGGACAAAAAGCTATGTTCGTCAATATAGCCCCTCGTACGTTTTCAGTCGGTATTTCAGCCTTAAGTAAAGAAAGAATTCCATTTCTTATGCCAAGCATTTGGACGATCGGACCTAAGAGTGATATTCCATCACTGTCTAAGTACACTACACTACTAATGGATAAAGGAGATCATGGACTTGAAGAAATTGTTAAAGGTATAGTACAAGGAGAAACTCGTGTACTTACAGCTAATATGAAATTAGATGATCTTTTTTCAAATCGTGAAGGATTTAAAGTTGATATTGAAAAGAAAATTAATGATATAGTAGATGTACTCGGTCTTAAAGTATATAATGCCAATGTTGCTGAACTTTCTGACTTAGATGATAAAAATAAGTACTTTGAAGAACAAAAATTACGTTCGTTACAGCGTGTAAATCAAGATGCTAGGATTGCAGTAGCATCTGCAATTAGGGATGGTGACATTGGAGAAAAAGGTGAACAATCAGAAGGACGTAAAAAAGTTTCAGAACTGGAGAAAGATGCAGTTGTAGTAGAGAATACAAATATTCAAGGCATTGAGGAATCTCGCAAAAATCTTGAAGTATGCAAAGCTTTGTACGTTCAAGAGCTTAAGATTGCTCTTGCTGAGAGTGATGCCAAATCGATGATGCGTACATTGGATCTTCAGAAAGAAGTTCAAGAAAAACGCAATTTGCAAAAAACTGCTGAGCTCAGGGCTGATTTATTTACCACAGCTGCCATCAATGCTGAAGTAATCATTAAAGATGCAGAAGCTCGAGCATCTGCCGTAAAAATTGAGGCTGAAGCTGATCTTTTTTCAAAGCTTAAAGCAGCTGAAGGTATTAAGGCTAAACTAGTAGCAGAGGCTAATGGTTTAAATTGTTTAGTTCAGGCAGCTAATGGAAACATTGCTGGACTGGTACATTATCAGATTATTCAGAAAGATATGTTGCCCAAATTGATTGAGGAACAGTCAAAGGGATTGCAAGGATTGAATCCTAAGATCAATATTTGGAATACCGGAGGTGGGCCAAGTGGTAAAATTAGTACCGTACTAGATGAATTTTTTAAGACTGGAATTCCAATGATGGAACAGATTAAAGATCAAACTGGCAAAGACATTCTTGAAGCTCTTGGTATTAAATCTCCTATAACTGGATATAAAGAGTTTAATAAAGAGTTTAATGAAGATATCAAAACGCAAAAAAATGAGTGTACTAACTGTCTTCCGCATAATAATTCATGATGTATAATAAGTAAAATTTTAAATCTTACTCTTTAGTAAAGACATTGTGATGCCTACACCAGCATTTTCTGCTCTTAGTGATGTCTATGCTGATTGGTCTTATGACACTATACCTGCAAAACCTATGTCATTTCGTACTCCAAATTTAAATCCAAATCAGTCTCAAATTCCAAAAAATCAACAACAAGGATATTTAAGTATGAATCTTCCAAATTTATCTCCAGTTCCCCAACAAGATCCTTCTAGTCCGAGTTATAATGCGATGGATGGTTCTGAAACAGATGGAGACATAAGAAGTTTTTGTCCTAATTGTAGTTCAGCATTAAAGGCGAATGATATCTTACAACAAAGAATTATAGAGCAAAATATTTGGCCTAGGCCCCAATGGGTTCCACAATATCCGCAAGCTTGGGTTCCCTACGATCCGTACAATAGATATTGGGCCAATACGACTCCTGTATCAACTAGGGAAGATTTTGGTAATATAGATTTTTTTGGTAATATGTCTTCAAGTCCACAAACATTATTACAAATTATTTTATTTATTTTAGTGGCACTTTTTATTATTCAATTGGTTGAATGCATATATTCAAAATTCCCTGGATAAATCTAGTATTGTTGGAAGATCAATTTTTAATTTCTACGATATCCTGATTAATGTAACTTAGGGTTTCCGTGGAAATTAGTATTGTTTTTGTTTTATCCAGAGATCTAAAATCCTTAATTGTCATATGTCCTCCAAAACTTTTTAAACAATATTTTGGTGGAGCTATAACAATATTTTCATCAATCTTTTGTCCAGAGTTTTCAAGAAGCTCATTTCTAAATTGATATACCATTGCTAAACTAGTATATTCTTTAATTGAATACGCTGCAATACACGACCATGAGCAAAAAACACCATTGACTCTATAATGTTCTCGTATTCCATCGTAATCTACTGGACATGGTAATGGCATCGTATCAAATGAATGTGAACACCACCAACATAAAATATCTGTAGTTTGAGGCCAAGTACTTTTAGTTCCTTGAATAAATTTTGAAAGTATCTTATGCACATTTGTTCTTTCAATTTTGGGTTTTTGGACAGGTTTTGTTAAAAGATTTAAGGCAGTATTACTGTCATTATGTACTAAATTTAAACTTTCATCTTCCATCATAGGTTCAAATACAAGACTCTCCTGTTCATCTTGGATCATTAATTTAGCAGTTTTTTCAGAGTCTTCTATTTTAAATTTTTTATCGTAATAGTTTCTTAATTCTTCTGGAGTCATTGTTGTTGTTTTTTTGATAGTTATGTTGAATTTTCCAAATGAGACACTTGATTGATTCAAATCTTCTGATTTATCTTTTTCTGGCTTTATTTTCTCTACTTTTTCTGGTTTTTCTGGTTTTTCCTTATTAGTACTAGTTCCAATTTTCAATTTTTCTATAGAATCAATCTCGCATGTTTTCTTTCTAATCCTCTTACGTTTTTCTACGACTTCTTCCATTTCTTAAAAAGAAAATAGATCCTTAAGAATGTTTTCGAAAAATGCGGTTTCTAAGTCTAGGTATATTTTATGGGTATATTTAAAGGCATTTTATACATAATGTTAGTAAAAATCTACAGAGTTTTCAATAATATTTTGTATTGTATAGTTTACTTCTTTCGGTGGTGTAAACGAGGTTCTTCTGGAAAAGTTGATATTGAATCACTTATTGTATCAGATAATGATATAAAAATACTTAGTGTAAATACAGATATAGATAATGATAATTTAGTTAAATATCTACGTCATCATATTTTACACAGTTCAGATACTTTTGAAACAATTTATTTTAAAAAGCCAATTTTCGTAAGATTTAAATACATGAATGAAACTTATCAAATATGTTTAGCAAAGCTCGAAAGCACAAAAGATTGTCATTTAGACATTGTTAGTAATCCTAAATATTTATCAGCTGTAGTAAATAATGAGATTCATATTACAGATAAAATCAAAGAATTACATGGTCCTACAAAAAATTTCTTTAACCATATTCCAGATGCAATAAGCGATTTTTCTGTTTTATTAGCTGAACATTCTGGTAAATTAGAAACTTTTAATATGTTTGGTGAACAAAAAGTTCATATACTTACTTAAGAATTTCTGTACTTACTTAAAAATGAGTGACTTAATCCTAGATAGAGATCCAGAGTTTTTCAAAATCCAAGCTAGAGTAAATAAGGCCATAGAAGTTAAAACAGCACTAATAAATATGAATATTGATGAAAATGATTATCCTGGATTAAAAGAACTAGCTAAACTACTCAGTAATTGGGTGAGAGATGGAAGTTTTAAAAAAGGAGTAATTAAGATCCCAGAACTTATTGATCAAAATGCACCCCTTGGCAGAAAAATAGAATATCAGCTAGCTACTCCTGACAAAACTGTGGTAAAATTTTCTGTTATTAAAAAATATGACTAAATCTTTTTAACAGTTTTTTTAACTGGTTTAGCTGGTATAGTAAGTTTTTTTACTGGGACAAATTTAGGAACAATTACTGGTTTTGCAGCTGAGTCTTCTGAATCTGAATCTGAATCTGAATCTGATTCAGTTTCTGGCATTTGAATTTTTTTGACTACTTTCGACTTTAAAACTTTTTTCTCCACTGGTTTCTCCACTGGTTTTAGGACGACTTTACGAACAGCTTTAAGTTCTGGTTCTTCTTTTTTAGCTCTGCGTGCTCTTACAGAAATAATTGCAGGTACTGGTGCTTGTGCTGGCGCTAAATCAATAACTGGTGGCTTAATTTGTTCAATACGAGCTAACCATGATTCTCTAACTTTTCGTTTTATTGTTCTTGGACTATCTGGTGGTGGAGGAGGAGTAAGTGGTGAAGTAAGTGGTGAAGTAAGTGGTGAAGTAAGTGGTGGGGGGTGAGAATACAGGTGTCACGCTAGGGATATTTTTCTTTTTATCCATTATCAATGAAATTACAAACTCTACTTTTGGATATAGTCCTTCGCCCTGTTCAAATTTTTCTGTGTTTTGTGCAAGAGAATGTAAAACATGGTACAATAATTCATTTTGTTCTTTAGCTAAATTAGCTAACAGATCCCATTCAAAACTTTTTATTATGTTTGTCATTTATCTGTTACGGGTAATTTTTAAATCTAGTCTAGACTTAATTAATTTGTCCAGAAAAAACGTTTTTTCAATCAAAACCCATTTCATATTTTAAATGAACCAGTATATCTGAATTGTTCTAAATCTGATATTAATTTACTGAACTTAATTTTATTTTCTTCTTTAATTTTATTTTCCATGTATTTTTTACGTTCCATAGAAAGATGATAATATAATATACACAGTGCATCGCTTAAATCGTGTTTTCTAGTATTAAACACAAAACTTTTAAATCCATTTAGATATTTAGTTGCAATTTTTACTGTATGAACTTTACGTTCTTCATACTCATAGTGTAATATTCCAAAAAAATTTAGCATGGCAGTTGGACTAATTAACTTACTCTTTTTCCTATATTCTCTCATTATTAATTCCTGTACTGCGACATTTCCTATCAAGGGTTGTCTCTCAATCAGTATTAAATCAGCTGTAGCAAATTCTACTTGGTACTTTTTGAAAAGATGCATCATATAATCACAAATGATTTTATCATGACAAAATTCACAACTTGTATCATCACAATCTCGCATAAGTTCTGTAATATCGACTAACTCACATAAAAATATTTCCTCGAATTTAATTATTTCATCTCGTTCTAAATAATCATCGGCAAGCAAAATACCCACAATAGCTAAATTTATTATACCCACATCAATCGATAATATATTCATTTTTAAATTGTATATCTAAATTAATTCCTAAGTAATTTATTAATTCCTAAGTAATTTATTAATTTCCATATGCACAAAATAATAAACATGTATACATATTCATACTTTTTAGTAGTCTATTTCTTACTGACCCATGAAAACTCAGATTAAAATATTCATTACATCTAAGACAAATATAGTATAAAATTAAATTATCATTGTATATGTCTGGATCAAAATTAATTCTTGTTTTAATAAATACATTAAATCTCTCTACTTTTTGACTAAGAGATAAAAGTTCTTCATTAGATCTGACACTTATCAAGGCTATTTCAATTTCATCTTTTATTGAAAGAAGTTCAGTTAGTGGATCAGTAAATTCTTCTAAATTGGAATTTTGAAATTTCTGAATTAAATCATCCATTTTTATTAATTATATATATTCAATCTAGACCTTTTTTTAAATTAAAATTAAATAGCCTATAAAGAAATAAAATCAGATAAAATAAAGAATGAACGACAATATTGAAGAATGTATTCGCAGAAAGTTAATTCATATACAAATTAAACCTACTTACATGACAATAAACAATTTATTAATGATGTTAAAAAACCTAGGATATCAAAACATTCCTAAATTACAAACACATGATTATTATTGTGTTTCTAAAGAAACTATATCTAAGTGGTCAAATCAAATACTAGAATTAATTGAGTATGAACCAGATACTCTTAAAAAGGTCAATGTTCATACCTCCAAAGAGATTTTTATGTTTCAAGAATCAAGTTTGTTACCAAAAAATGTATATGTTTCCGAAAAAGATAATGATGATCAAAATCTTGAGGATAATTTCAATGATGATATTTCTAGTATATCAGAATCTGAAAATTCGGAATCAGAAAAGGAAGAACATGAGGAAGGGTATGCTTTTTATTCAGAAGATGATGCTGAAGAATTTTCAGATTAATGTGTTTCATGCCCCTGTTAAAAAAATGATTATAAACACATTTAAGAAAAAAAATACATATGTATTAATTAACATGCTAATTACCACAACTACCACATTACCTGAACTTAAAAAAATATGCAAATTTATGCATATCAAAAAATACACTGGTCTTAAAAAAATTAATATTATTTTGATGATTAACAAGCACCTAAGTATCTTAAAAATTCAGAGATGGATACGTAAAAAATTGTCAAAAAATGAATCTTGTCCAATTTCGATGGATCGTATTAATTATCCATGTTTTGTTTATAAACCAATCGGTACACAGAAATTAATTTATTACAATCTATCAGCAATCAAAAATTTTCTAATAAAATCTGGAGATTTTAGAGATCCTATATCAAGAGATTCATATACCGAAGAAAACCTTCAAACAATGGATATTATTGACAAATACTATCATAAATACGAAAAAAATTACAAAATTGTTTCTGTATGCAAAGCCTCAAAAAACACAAAATTTTATCTCAAAATGAAAGAAAAAGAATGCGAACTATTAACCTTTGAACGAATTTTAGATGCAATTTGCCAAGATATCAAAGAACTTATAGCAGAAAATCCTCTCGACAATTTTATGATGAACGCGGTATATTTACATGATTATAGAATTCAATTTCGTAGATTATTATTAAGAAGCTTGTCCCATGCCGAATATGTTATAAATAAAAATATTGATAACATAAATGCTAGTAGAATAAAAGAATTCAAAATGGCCAAACAATACGAAACTAGCGATAATGTAACTCATTTTTTATATCAACTCAGAGAAGAACTTTATATTTTACAAGATGGAGAAAGTTAGGGTAAAAACTTAAACATCTTAAGAACATATATTTAATCTTTAAAAACAATGATCACTATCCCTTTTGGTTTTATAGAACGAAGTGCAATTCCATATATTTTTATTTATCAAAATGTTAAATTAATCAGTAGTGGCAGTGGTAGTGATGTAATCAATCTATCATGTAAAGTACCTACTGATAAATATACAATTGTTGATTCGCGAGTGATTAATAAGGACAATGGTCTAATTACAGAATTATACTTTATTTCCGAAGGAACTAATTTTAATTTTACATGTGAAGTGTGTCAATTTATTAAAATATTTAAACTAAACGGTAAAACCCTATTTACAAGTCAAGTAGATCCAAATAACCTAGTTATTAAATATACTGATGGTATGAAGGTAGAAATCACTAAATGGAGTTTTGTTGATCATTAACGAGGCGGAACACCAGCATTTAATCTTCCTTGATTTAGATTATCATAATAATTATCTCTTTGTGACTTATTCATATTACGTATTTTTTCTTTACTTTCTAAGGCCATGTTTCTATCTATTTCTGCTTGAAGCATCCTATGATCTAAAGGAAGATCATATATACCTCCTCTATCTTTTTCTAGACTAGCCATTCTGGAACTAAGATTGGATTCATCTGTAAATTTAGCATATAATTTTGGATCTCGCTTTACAGTATGTTCCCATGGTTCATAATTTTGCCCATATACAGACATCAAATCTGAACCACCAAGGGATCCTTTACCCATTGTAGTCATACTAAAATCAGATACATTCGAAAGACCTAATTCCTGATATGGTAAACCAGCACTTACAAAACCAGCTGATTCTGGTAAATATTCAACTAATCTATTATCTTTCATATCCGGGTGATGAAAAACTTTGGGAGTTTCAATTGGAACATCATGTGAATAGCTTGGCATTGTAACTTTTCCTTCATCAGAAAATTTCTTTCCAAGATCAAATTCTCCATAACCTCTTCCAAATGGATCTGTCATTCCAGCCTTTTTGTCGCGATCTTGACCTTGATTAAATAAATTGTTAAACTTTTCTCGATTAAAATTCTTTGCATCATCTTCTGTCATACCTTGATGCAAATTAATTTTAGCATCTTGATCAATCTGATATTCCATTTTATAATCTGGATATTTAGTTTCTTTACGCGCATCTACAATTGATGTATATGCCTTACGAATAAGTTGCAAGTACTGAAGTTTTTCTTCTTTTCCCATATTTAAACTTTTAGCTTCAGCAGTATGTGCTTTGTCTGGATGTAAAAGTTTCATGAAGCTTTTATACACATGTTCTATATGAGCTAATGAATCTGATTCTGAAACCCCTAATACTTCGTATGGATTAGTCTGCATATTATTTTATAACAATGATATTTATCTTTTTAAGTTAATTAACGAACATGTTTAATTTACGTCTTTAATAAAAATAATTCTACCTCTATCTCGTCCTTAACAGAAGAATTGGAGTATTTTTCCCAATAATTAGTACCATACATGAAATAGAGTTCTTTATCTTTTTTAATAAATTTACTAGCATATATTTTAAGGCCTAGTCGTTTATCAAACATGCGAAGTTTTGAATCTACAAAAACATTTTCATAAGAACTAGATAATTGCAAATATTTATTATGATCCAAAAATGACATGTCAACATAATCATTAATCATATGTCCAATAAATTCTCCTTCCATTCTAGTATTATTACTAATTGCTGTTATTGCAATCTCATTTTTTGATGAAAATGATCTTAGTACTTTTTTGAGTGGGCTTTGGTCATGATTGTGATTGAGATAATTAATGTACTGTAAAAAAGTTTCTAGTTCTGTAGATTGTGAAATTAAGACACGAAAATCACAGGTAATCCCATATCTATAATTAATTTTATTAGTTTGTTCATTTAAGGTATACCACTTTTGATCTAAACACACATAATCTATCGGTAAGATACATATAAATTCTCCTTTTTTTATATCTTCCGTACAAAACAATCCTCGTTCTTTATCTTCTCTAATTCGTATCTCAACCTTCATCTCCTTATTAGATTTTAGATTTTATATTAGATTTGATCTCTAGATACTATTGTTAGTATCACAGTACGACATATTGGACATTTCCCTGTTGTTTTTTGAATTCGTGTAGCACACTCTTCACATGCACAATAATGTCCACAATTAGAAAAAACAGCATCTTTTTCTACAGCCATACATACTATACAATCCAACGAAAGATCTTCATAAACTCGCACAATTGAATGCATAACTGGAGTTCTTTCTCCTGAAAGTTTAATATTTGGATCTTCCATAGGTTTTGGTGAATTCTCAACCTGTATAAAATTTTTATCTATTCTGTAAAAATATTTACGATTCGTTCCTTGTATAAAAGTTATTGCGTGCATTGGTACTGTATATTTTTGACAAGGAACTCTAATATTTCGAGGAAAACTGCAATTAGCGTCCTGATGATAACCCGGACTTATTATACGTACCCGTAATCTTGACCTTCCTTCTATTATACATTGTAAACGTACCAGATCTGTCATTTTTATTATTTTATTAGTTGTTACTAAAGAAAAATGAATTCTCAAAACGGAGGTGCATCTAGTTCGGAAGAACCATCTAGTTATGAACAACCATCAAGTAATGAAGTATTGGATCCTACAATTTTATTACCTCTTAAACCAGTTATAATTGATAATATCATCGGTAAAGGAGATTCAAATAAAATACTTTGGATAAATAATTCAGGTTGGTATACATTGACAGCACAATTAGGATATCCTAGACCACAGGGAAATTTACCAATGTTAAATTCTCTGACGCCAGCTAAACAAAACTCTTTGTTACATGCATATTTTTCAGTAAGAGGTGATGCTGCAGACTATGCAAATCAAGAATGGAAAAGCGCTGTTACTCCTTATGACAACTAATTAAAGATTTCCTGAATTTGCTGCACTGTGCATTCGTTTTATTAAGGTATCATTATGTTTTACACTTTCTAATGCTGCTTGTGACTTAGACTTGCTAGATTTACATCCAGAAAACATTGACATTAAATTACCATAGAGCGGGCCATCCATATTTTTTCTTTCATAAGCATATAAATTTTTAAGAAGCATTGATTGGTCCGGGGGTGGGTTTAAACTTGATGGTTCCTCTGAAGATGACATTCCCCCATTAAATTCTTCTGAACTGGAGGGTTCTTCGGAACTAGAGGGTTCTTCGGAACTAGAGGGTTCTTCTGATCTAAGATACATTTTTGGAACTGTAGCTACTTGCAAATTACCTACTGTACCAACTACTGGTAATTTATATTTATAAATTAGATTTTGAAAAGGTTGACTTGTTAATGCTAAAGAGAAAAGTACAATCAATAAAATAGTTATAACTACACAAAAAACAATATTTCCTGGATTCATTTATTACTATTAAGAAATTTTTATATGTTATTAATTAATAAATGGAAATGTTAATTGGGAAAAACCTAGATTTTTTTAACCTTAGTACATTTATATCTATATATTCAATATATGAAATGTCATTTAAATTTCTATTTGGTTTTATTACTGGAATTTATTTAGGTACAAAATATGATTTTAAACCTCATGTAAAATTTACAGAAGATAAAATTAGAGAATTTCATAAAGAACTTGAAGAAAAACATAACCAACTTCGAACAGAAGAAGTTAAAAAACAAGATCCTCCAGCCGATGCAAGTTTTTTTGGGTCTTGGTTTAAAAATAAATCTTCTTGATCTGAATATTACTTAAGAATATGTCAATAACTCATAAAAACATATGTTATCAGGTAAAAGTTTTGTTATAAATTTAAAACGTAGATTGGATAGATTAGAAAGATTTACTAAATTTTACAACACAGATGGACCAGATCTACCTCTAGTAGTATTCGAAGCTATAGATGGATCTAATCAAATTGATTTTGATAGAATACCTACTGAATTACTCCAATTAATTTCTGAAAATAATGATTTTAAAAACTCTGATACCATTAAGGCAATTGCTTGGAGTCACATGATTATATGGAAAATGATTGCCGATGGCCCAGATGATTACGGAATGATATATGAAGATGATTGTTTTTTTCGTGAATGTAATAAGTTATTACCGGACATTAGTGCCAAAAATCTTAAAAAATCTTGGAGTAAAATTATAAAAGATTTCGAAAAAAATATAAGTAATACGAATGATATATTATACTTTGGTGTTGGAGATTTATTACCTATTCATACTGTGCCTCCTTCTGAAAGTATTTTAAAAGCTCAAGAATATTCACATGTTATTAGAAACCCATTTTATACCTTATCATATGCTAAACCAAACTTTAAATCAGCGTATGTTTTTCCATGGTTAGGACTTAGTTCTTATGTTGTGTCAAAAAATGCAGCTAATTACTTACTAAACAAGTTAAATCAAACCCCATTAAATCGTGCTATAGATGCATGGATCAGAGTAAATTGTGAACAAATGATATATTTTACTATACCACTATTTACTTATATACCTAATTATCTCACTGATTCTGATAATTACGATCCTAAAATTAAGGAATCAATCTAATCTCTACGCAATTTAATCTCTAAAAAAATTATTATTACTAAGTAAATGGACAATCTAGTATCGGTCGGAGCAGGATTAATTGTTATCTTGGCATTACTTTTATCTAATAATAAAGAAGGTTTTGGAAATGCAGGCAGAGATAGTATGCCTTCAGAATCAAGTATGCCAAGAAATACTACTAAACCAGAATCAGGTCTTCCCTTATTTTTAAATTTCTATCCCCGATTTGGAGCAGATTTCATACTTTTTGACTTTATTCAGAAATTAAAGCTAAATACATTGGATCCTATTTGGAATGGAGTTTATAAACAATCTAACAAAAGAAATCTTTTCAAATCAAAAAAACTACCTCCGATTATTCTAGTTCCTGGGCTTGGAGCAACCCCAATTTTTGCACGTTGGAATAGAGATGCTACACAAACAGTTAGATCTGTTGATGAAAGTGGCAATTTTGAAAAAACTGATTCTTGGAACTGTAAACAAGTTCAAGATACCTGGGTACAAATCTGGTATCCTGATATAGATGGACTTGCAAATACTTGTTGGAGTGATAATACAAAGGTATATCCTTCTAAAGATGGAAAAGGAATTCAAAATGCTGATGGTGTTAGAACTACCACCCAAGAATTCGGTTCAACCGATTTCCAACCAGATGAATACATGGGAACTCTTATTTCTGCATTAGAAGCAGTTGGATATATTCAAGGTGAAAATCTTTTCGGAGCTGGATATGATTTTAGACGTATAGGAGATCCATTAGAAATAGATGCATGGTGTTTAAGTCTCACAAAACTTATAGAACGAAGCGCAGCAGACCAGGAAAATCCAGCTATATTAATTAGTCATGATCTTGGTTCTGTTATAACTAATTATTTTCTAGTTGGTGCACTTCAAGAATGGAAAGATAGATATATTAAGTCCTTCGTGACTATTAGTGGTAGTTTTGGAGGATCATCTAAAGCCTTGAGAGCTTTATTATCTGGTCTAGAAGTACCTGGAGATTTTAATAAGACTATCAAAAATTTCTCAGGACTAAGTCTGATGTTGCCAAATCCGCAAGTTTATGGAGATAATCCTTTAGTTCATTTTAATCAAATGTCGTATACTAGTTATGATATTCCAGAACTAGTTAGTTCCGTTTCAGACGATGCAGCTAAAATTTATAAAATATGTAAAACCGTTCGAGATAAAAGTATGAAAGCACCTGGCGTACCTGTTTTTATAATGTGTGGTGATGATTTGGGTACTGAAAGTTCATATAAGTACAAAGGATCTTTATTAGATAATCCAGACAGAAATACACCATTTTATCAAATAGATTTACCAACTAGCCAAAAATTTTCATACCCCGACTATTTCGTTGGGGATGGAACTATTCCTCGTTTTGCCTTGGAATACCCAATTTTCTGGACAAAAACTCAAAAAGAACCAGTTACTTTTCAATTTTTTACAGGTGCAGAACACACCAAGATTCTCAGTATGTATGAACCCATCAAATATCTGTTGGGTATAATTCAATAATGTAAATGATGTTAATTATATTGAAAATTTTAAAAGCATAGTAAATTTAAGAATACGAAAACATAAATATAAATGTCTGATACAGAATTAGATCGTACAAAAAAACTTGCTTTAACAATAAAAGAAACTATAGAAGTTTCTACACCAGAACAAAGAGAGAAATTACTTGATGATCTCTATAGAAAGTGGATAGTCAAACCTGATGCGCATAACAACATGTTTGATTATTTAAAACTAGCGTTGGCTAACTTTAATCTAAGTATTGATAATTTACAACTAGGACTTTTTGAGCGTGCAAAAAAAGTTGTAATGTATGAATTGACCTATTTAAAGAGTTTGATGATGAAAGAAGATTTGGATGATGAACGAAAAACTGAATATGAAGAAACATTTACTAAACTATTTAGAGCAGTAATTGATGCAGATAATGCAATAAGTTCAAGTTTATATCTTACTTCCAGTATGACTTTGGAAGATATAGGCAAAGAAAAAAATACACATCAAGAACTTTTTAGATATCAAGAAATAGATTATGATTCACTTACTGCATTTCAAAGTTTATTACTCTACTTGACAGAACAACTTCACAAAAAAGAATATCGTCGTTATGTCGTAGATGATAAAGGAATGTGTTATCAAAAAATTTTTAATGAAAAAGGATATGATACACATGCATGGAAACCGGCAATGACAATTAAACAATTTATTCTTGAAGTATGTAGAAAAGATTGGAATTTCAAGATGTGGCAAAATCTTACAAATGCAAAAGAAAATCTTCGAGGAGCTACAGAACATTTAACAGTTGTTCCTTGTCCTGAATTTGAGGATCTTGTCAGAGAAAGAAATATTTTTAGTTTTCAAAATGGAGTTTATATTACAAAAATTTGGAGCGATGAAGCAGAAAATTGGGTTGACCAGTGGATTCCATTTGAAGGCCCTGGAACAAAAAAGTTAGGAGCTAGTATAGTTAGTTGCAAACTTTTTGAATTAGAATTTGCAGATTGTTCTAATTATGATGATTGGTTTGATATCATCAAAAATAATTGTCCTAATTTTACTACCGTAATGAATTTTCAAGAATGGCCAGAAGAAGTTCAAAAATGGCTCTGTATTTTTATTGGGAGAATGCTTTATGATGTTGGTGATTTAGATGATTGGCAAGTTATGCCCTATTTACTCGGGATGGCAGGCACCGGTAAGTGCCTGCGACGCGGGTCAAAGGTAATGGTCTATTCCGGAAGATTTAAGAAGGTAGAAGACATTAAAGTAGGTGATAAATTAATGGGAGATGACAGCACACCTCGTATAGTTCAGAGTGTTTGTAGGGGGAGAGATAAAATGTATCGTGTTAAACAAGTTAATGGCGATGATTATATTGTTAATGGAGATCACATCTTATCTCTTAAAATGACTTATATTAATCACAAACCTCAAGGTAAAAAACAATGTACTCATAGAATAATTAATGCCAAGAAATATCAAGTTGGAGATATTGTTGATATTTCAGTTAATGATTATCTCACATTAAGTCAAGGTCAAAAAAAGGCCCTTAAAGGTTATAAAGTCCCTATTATATTTTCTGAAAAAGAAGTACCGGTAGATCCATATATTCTGGGATTATGGCTTGGTGATGGACATTCAAATGGAGTTGGTTTTACTAATCAAGATGCTACAATATTAAAATTTCTTACCAAAAAGTTACCTGATTATGAATGTTATCTACAATTTCATCCAAATGATACATCAGGATATGGTTATAGAATTAATGGTAATGGAAGTCAAGGAATTCGAGGACAAAATTTTATAATGAGAACATTAGTTGAATTAGATCTTATAAATAATAAACATATTCCTGATATATATAAATATAATTCAAGAGAAAATCAACTTAAACTTCTTGCAGGTTTAATTGATACGGATGGTCATTACGATGGTGGATGTTTTGAAATAATTCAGAAAAATTATGGATTGGCTATGGATATTCAGTATGTTGCTCGGTGCCTAGGATTTTCAGCCAAAGTTGTTAAATGCCAGAAAAAATGTTACAAACCAGATGGAACTCAGATTGAAGGTACTTATTGGAGACAACATATTAGTGGAAATGGTATAGAAAAAATACCTTGTTTAATACCTCGTAAACAAGCGCATGTACGTCAACAAATTAAAAATAATTTACATACTGGAATTACGGTAGAACCTTTAGAAGAAGATGATTATTTTGGTTTTCAAATAGATGGTAATCAACGTTTTGTTTTGGGTGATCACACTGTTACACATAATAGTACTATACTAGAAAACATAGTTAAACTTTTATATGAAGCTGCAGATGTTGGTGTTTTGAGTAGTAACATGGAAAAGAAATTTGGTCTTTCCGCACTTGTAAATAAAAAAATTTTTATTGGTCCAGAAATTAGGGGCAATTTAGCGTTAGATCAATCTGAATTTCAGAGTATGATTTCTGGAGAAACTGTACAAGTTAATACAAAATTTAAAGTAGCCCATTCACAACCATTTAAAACTCCTGGTATGGTTGCAGGAAATGAACTTCCGCAATATACTGATACTAGTGGTAGTATTACTAGGCGTATACCAGTATTTTCATTTACTAAAAAAGTTAAGAAAGGTGGAGACACGAAGCTTGGATATAAAATTCAAAAAGAACTTGCTTTTATTATACAAGCTTGTAATAAGGGATACTTAGATGCTATAGATATATATGGAACTTCTGGTATCTGGGAAATTTTGCCAAAGTACTTCAAAGATAATCAAGAACAAATGGCATCAGATACTAATGCACTAACTAATTTTCTAAATTCAGATCTTGTAATACTCGGAGATACTACACTATCTATAAAAAATCAGCCAGTATATTGCCGGGAGAAAATTTTCGTTGAAGTATTTAATGCACATGTTAAAGAACATCATTTCACAGCAACTAAATGGACTGACCAATTTTTTTCTGGGCCATTTGCAGATTTTGGAATTAAAAGTGTAAAAAATACACGTCGCAGATACCCTAATAAACCAAATGAAAAATCTTATACCGGTACTTTTATTTTTGGGGTTGATCTAAAAGAAATAGTTCCTCAAAAAACTCACGACTCCGATTCAGAACTTGAGTTTGATGATGAAGTTGTCAAAAAAACGTAATTATGGACACTGGATAGTGATTACCTTACTATTTTTTCCTGTCCATTTAAATTTATCTCCAAGCCTTATTTTCATTAGTTCTATAAATTTAGGTTTAATGTTATTTTCAATATTATGCTGACAGGTAATCACTCGTTTTGTAGTTGGTGGCAATCCATATGGATTAAAATGAGATTCTTTATCTAATTTAAATACTATCATACAAACAGATTTTCCAGGATTATGTATATCTGGATGCTTTTTTTCTGTGTAGTCCCAAACATAATCAATAAAATACGTATTAGTATAGTTACTCAACGGCAAAACAACAATTTCTGCTATTATTCCTAATTTTCTAATCTCTGGAATCAAAACATCTTTCAGATAATAAATGAATTTGATTGTTGATTCGTCAGATTTTTCCAACCATTTTTTCCAACTGTTTCGTTTTAATTTTGGTATCCCGTGAAATACTTGTAGGTCCATTATACTTTTAGCTTTAATTTACATCAGATAAAAATAAAAAAAATAAATCTCCTTAAGATTATAAATTCTTATCGTTAAGTAGAGAAGGACAATATATGTCCTTCGATAGAATCATTCAACAATATGTTGATGAAGTACTAGAACATAATAAAAATCATAAATCTTGTCATATTGCCATACTTTTGCAAGGTCGTAAGGTTATTTCTGTTGGATTTAATCAAATGGATCGTCAATGTTTTAGAGGTGAAAGTATTAGAAGTTTACATGCAGAAATAGATTGTTTAAGAAAGTGTCGTCCAATTACTGATATATATAAACGAAATTATAAACTTCTTATTGTAAAAATATCCAAAGATAAAAGAAACGATAAGCAAATTTATACTGATTCAAGACCGTGTGATTGCTGTACAAAGTTTATTATAGGTCTGAAAATCAAAAGAGTTTATTGTAGCAATGAAAACGGACAAATTGAAAAATTAAACCTAAAGACATATGAACCTTATGTGATTCCTAGTTACTCTACAGTATATAAGAAAAATCAGGAAAAGAATTGATAATTGATAATTGATAATTGAGATCCTTTGGGATAATGAGTTAAAGATAATAAGATATGTTAGTCGTTGGTAAACCAATAGCTTTTGAAATATGTACAACTGATATTTCTAATTTTGAACTTACCAGAATTACTAATATACTTAAACATATTGGACCTAGTTGGCCAATATTTAGAACTAAAACTGGAAATAGACATGTTGAAAGTATTGATCCAGAATTTATACCTCATGAATACACATTTCTTACTTCTGTGATTGATAATTTATTACTTGTAGCTAATGCTACAATTACTGATGGAAGTATACTTGTTCCAATTCAATTATTTCTTTGTTATTATGAGTCTGGATCTGATGTCCGATGCACAAACATTCATGTAGACAATTAACTTTATCTCTTGGATCTTCTAGAGTGATGAAAGTAAATAGCCAGGATATAATGCTTAATCATGGCGATTTAATTTATCTACATGGCCAAAAACATGGCATTCCAAAAAGTTTAGAAGTTCAAGTAAGTAGACTCAGTCTAAATCTCTTTTTTACCACAAGTACTGAATTACAAGGAACTTCTTGATCTTCGCTTTTTACGCCTTTTACGACTTTTACGTTTTCCAAATGATCCATAATTTTCCAAATTTACGGTCTGGTGTATACATTCACCCAAATTAAAAAATTGCGAATCACACAATATATCTTGTACTTTATTTCTTTGGTCAAATGTTAATCCTTTTGAGGAGTCATCTATATCATAATAAATTGTATATAAATAGTCTATGATTTCATTTATATTTGAGTCGCCTGATATCATTTTTTTTAACTTATCATAATCAACATTAATGGGTTGTATTGGTTTTGGCCTTTTATCTATAATGGGTGTAGATAATCCCAATTGTTTTTCTGGAGAGGTTATAGGTAATGGTAATGGTAATGGTAATTGTAAGAAAGACTTAGTGTTGTAATAGTTATATAATCCAAGTATGGCAACAGATAAACCTAGGCCTAGGCCTAGGCCTAGATATTTTGATTTTGATTTTGATTTTGATTTTGATTTTGATTTTCGTTTTTTCCGTTTTCCCTTTTTTCTATGATCCATTTATATTAGTGTTTATATTTTTCAAAAAATAAATCACTTTAAGGACTTGGGATCATAAAATATGAGGCAGAGTCCTCATGCGTGTATGTCCGAGTGGTTAAGGAGTGAGTTCCACCTGATATTTCTTATTCATGATTAACAACATGTAGGCTGGTCTTAAGTAGGTGAAACTTAGGATATCCAGTGGCGAAAGCCGCGTGAGTTCGAACCTCACTGCACGCAAAATAGGATCTTAGGATCCCGCTTAACAGCGTTTAATTAGTCATAACTAGTTAAACGCTGTTACGTTATGCGTTTGATTTATACTTTTGATTTATACTTTTGATTTATACTTTTGATATTATCTCATCATCAGTGTCATCTGTTATCTTAACAGTTTTTAGACCAGTGGTTACTGGCTCTACTGTTTTAGCAGCTTCTATTTCTTCACTGGCAATCTTAAATGCTTGATCAACTCCCTTTGTCAATGTATCAAACAATGCACCTACATGACTTAATTCATTTCCTCGAAAGGCACCTCTTGTGCTTGCCAAATTAATTACCTCAGCTATAAGGTATAATTGATAAATCTTTATCTGTGCTACTTTTTCAAATCCTGCCTTTTTAACTTCTTCACTTGGTTGTTCTGGTGTGCTCATTTACCAATTTAAATGGAAAAAAGAAAGGCCTAAAATACGCACCGAAGATGTTCTAATCTTTTTTCTAGCATTTCAAGTAATTGGTTAATGTTTGGTCTACTAAATGGATTTAAATCTAAACACTTTTTAATAATTTCTGTACTTTCTTCAGATGTTGGTGTAGTAAATGTAAAATTTCCTATAACACTATTTTTGTAATATTCTTTTTTGTCCCCTACGTAAGGATAATCCCCTGTTAATAATAATGATAAACAAATTCCTAAACTCCATATATCTGATTTTGAACTACTTATTTTTTCAAAATATCCTTCAGGGCATAAGAAATAACTAGTTCCATAATTATAACCTCTTCGGAGTTTCTCAATTGATTCTCCTGGCTTAATTGTTTCAGCATGACCAAAATCAATTAAGACTATTTTTCCTGGTTTACTATCTGTTGATATCAGGTAATCCGTATTAACCATAAAATTTTCACACTTAATATCTAAATGAATGATTCCTTTATCGTGACATTCTTTAATACATAAAGCCATTTCTCGAATAATTATTAAACCATGTTTTTCTGTATATGGAACATTTAAATCTATGTGTTCAAATAAATCAAATCCTGGATAAAATTCAGTAATTATAAATGAATTTCTTTGTGATTCATAAAAATCTAAAAATCTAAGTAATCTACCACTAGTATTTGATTTTAATTTTCTTAGTACTTCTAACTCTTGCCTCCAGTATTCTTGTTTACATATCTTCTTAATTATCACTTTACGATTTTCTAATGTGTCATATCCCTCATATATTGTAGAAGCTGATGTTTCTGCTGATAAATTTCTAACAGATTTATATCTAGAACTAGGATAAGCTAAATCGGTAGATGTATCATTTGTTCGTGTACAGATTATGTCTTGAATGCTTGTCGAGGGAGGATCGTAAAATCCTGGTTTTTTAATATATGACGCTTTCGAATATCTCCCTTTCATGTTCCCTTTTTCTTAATACAGGAAGAAATAAACATGAATTAAGCCGAAGATACGCATTAAACATTTTCATAGTTTTAAATCCTTTGTCTTTAACTTTTCCTTAGTTACAAAATCCCTATTTTTTTTGGAATATATGTAATCATAAAATTCTTCCCCTTTAGTTTTGTAACTTTTTGAATTAAAAGCCAACAAAGATCCTGGTCCACTTTCAAAAAATAAAATCATCTTTTCTTTGATAGTTTTTTGAGTTACTGGAATCATAGATTTTTTAACTTGATATTCTATTTTTCCAGATACACCACTAGTTGATACTTGTAATTCTACTTCTCTTAAATCATTTGCCTCCATTGTACTACAAATTTCTTTCTCTAGGTCCTTTTTTTCGACCATTAATTGCTTAAGTCTTAATTGCAATGGTTTCATCATATTTCGAGTTTCTGAAATTAATTTATCTATTTGAGCATATTGTCTAGCATCTTGTCTAAAAACCTCGACTGACTCTTGATCTACAAGTTCCATTTTACTATTAATATATTACTACTTCTTAAAATTATTTATGTTTAGGATCTTAAAGAAGTAAAATACTAATTAAAAAGAAATGAATAAATCTCTAGACCCTAGTCTTAAACAAAAAGAACATCGTGAAAAATATGCAAGCGAAAAGTACGAACTACTTAATAAATTTAAAGACATTTCTTTTAAAGAAAAATCCAACCAACCTACTGTTCCTCAACCTACTCAAACTCCATACAATACCCCTAATGTAGAATATTACACTAGTTCAAATTCCAGTCATACCTAAGTATGTAAGTATGTAAGTATGTAAGGTTAATTTTTAATATATACATGGATTAAGATGAGAACCCATTTTCTTGAGCGTCGTAACAATAATCATACTGGAATTAAAAAGAGAATAAAATTATTATATAGTTCGACATTAGATATATTCAAACTTAAATTACAAAAATATTGTTTAGAATTACCTACTGCAGACCAGCAGCGTCAGATAGATTTGTTTATACTAATTCCAGAAGTAAATGCTACATTACAACATCTAGAAAATGAGGAGTTCATGAATTATTTCATTGATTGGAATATCAAATTATTGGAACAAATTCGATTTATTACTATTATTAAACATACTGAAGAATGTATAATAAGAGCAACTTTTGATATAATATTCAAATATGCATTTGATTTTGAATATCAAATTTCATTTTCTTGCTGCACTACTGATGAATTTAAGAAACTTCAATTTAATATATTAAATGATTGTTTATGGAAAATTAGGGACTCCAAAGAAGATCGAGTGATTAAAATCCAACAACTGGACGAACTCCAAATTCCATTTTCACCTTAGGTCCAGTATATCTACCTTTTGGACTACGGCTACGAAAATGTTTTGCAATTGATGCAGATGTAATCTTATATTTATGACGAGTTACGCGTCTACGTCTACGTCTACGTCTACGAGAACGCCTTGAGCGTCTACGTCTTGAGCGTCTTGAGCGTCTACGAGAACGCCTTGAGCGTCTACGAGAACGCCTTGAGCGTCTACGTGAACGCCTTGAGCGTCTACGTGAACGCCTTGAGCGTCTACGTGAACGCCTTGAGCGTCTACGACCAGATTTAGAACGTTTGCGACTTCTGTTTCTAGAACCTTTTGGACGACCAGGAGGACGTAAATGTCCTGACATCAATTTATCTAAATTTGGTGAAAAGGAGGCCATTTTATTATACACAAGATTATTATTTAGTCATCATAATGATTAATCTTTGTTGTTCTACTAGCCCTAGCTTTTGGTACATCCTGACTTGAATCAACAATTCGTGCCATTGGTGCTTTCTTTACTACAACAGTTGAAGATCTTTCTTCTTGTTCTTCATCTTCGTCATCATAATCTTCTTTATAGCGTGAATCTAAATATAACCAAAGTGCTTTAGAGCCTAATTTATATTTTCTATCTGGTTTCGCTTTATAGTAAAAAACATTATCCTCTACACGAGTACTTTTAGATGTATTATCTAATACCAAACATTCGTAATTATTTGTACATTCATTAAATGCCTCTTGAAAATGAGAAAATTTTTTAAAACAACCAAAGAAGTAATCAAATAAACGTTTTTGATTTGCAGTTATATTTTCTCTAAGACAAAATACATAATCTATATTTGTACGCAAATCAGGTGGCATTCCCATCATATATTGAAGACTTACTATAAAACATATTTTCCAATGTCTCCCGTTCATAAAAATCAGACGTATATCTTTTTGACTCATAATCTTCTTGTCATAACCACAATCGTCTAATAATAAACCAACTCCCAAATCTGGTCTTGTATCTGGATCTATTCCTGCTTTTCTACATTTTTTTAACTTGATTCTTTGTTGTCTTATCATATTACTTGTTATCTCCTTTTTATAATCTCCGTGTATACAAAGAGGATGCATATATTTACCATAAAATCCATTACCTTCCTCTGTGCCTGACATACAAATAAACATTGGGATTTTGTGCATATGATATAATAAATCAGTAATCAAAGTCGATTTTCCACTACCCCTTTTTCCTATAACGACTATAGTTGGTGGACTGCCATGTAAACGTCTTGTTTCAAGTATTTCTGGATTAAATTTTCTTATACGAATTTTTGGAATACTCATTTTAAACATGCAGAAGGTTAAAAACCACTAAAAAAATCGCGAATAATTAAAATGATGTGAAAAATTCCCGAATATTTAATTTTTGAAATTCTGTTACTAAAGCATATTCTGTACTAGTTTTTGAACCGTGACTTGAACTTGAATCATTATCCATGGCAATGATCTTTTCCTTTATCTTAGTTGCCGGTTTAGCTGGTTTAGTTGGTTTAACTGGATTATTTAGATATCTAGTAAACGCTGATTTTTCCTTGGTAGGAACTTTTATGTCACAATCTGGTCCTAACCAGAATTTAGACAATACATCATATAATATATCTCTGGTAATGGAATACTTATTCATTATTTCTCTTGCCGATTCAAATTCACGAGATGTAATTTTTTGTATAAGAATAGGCAATAAGTATGGTATTACATCCACTCGTGAAGTTATATTTCCTCCTAGTTTCATTTCAGTAAGTTGTGTATTCATTGATCTTATACTAGAGTCTTTTCCCATAGATTTTGGGTACGTTGGAAAATTTATTCTATGACGCTTCGTGCCTTGAATTAATGAATATCCTTGATAATTAGATAACTCAAAGTGTCCTGGACCAGATGCATGTGCAAATATATCTGCTTCCGCTAAATCATCTGCTGTTTTAGAATATTCTATCATTGGTCTCTTTTGTCTTTGTGCGTAATTTTCATGAATTATCTGTGGTATTATAAATGTATCAGAATAAAATGCATTAATTTTTCTTTCATCTGATTCATCTGAATCAAACATTATACTTGCCGCATCAAATATATTATTTACAGTTTTATCTTTACCTGACTTAGTTTGTTTTAAGTTTAATGTATTTAATAGAAATCGTATATCATTATTTGTCTCTGTAACAAGATCTTCTATTTTTGTATGGATCTTTTGGTTAATAGCTTGGTTTGGTGATTCTTTAAATATCCCCTTTTCAAGCAAAAAATTCTTTATTTGTATCTTACTTGGCCTAATAAACTTAATACATATGCAATATTTTTCTAATGATTTTAATGGGTAGGGATCGTTACAAATAATCACTATGGTATGGATAGTAACTTCAAATTTTTTGATCAGATGTTTATTTACTGTTTCTGGAAAACTATCTGCATTATCAATAATAAAAACTTTTTTACGTAGAGAAGTAGTCTTAACCTTAGACTTTGTGTTTTGCATTAAAGAAAAAATATTTTCTCCTTGAACATCTAATTTGTCTATTGTTTTGGAATCTAATTCTGACGCATCCAACCATATTCCCTCAGCATCTAGTTCTTTTATTATTAGTTCAGCTGCCAACGTTTTTCCGATCCCTGTAGGTCCAGACACTAATATTCCTTTAGATGTAGTACGTATCTCTGTTTTCATACTTTGAATTACCGAAGCATTTCCAATAATATTCTTTGTCGTTTTTGGTCTAGTGCGTTCAAATACATCACGCATTTAGTAATTTTGGGTTAGAATTTATAAGGTTATAAATAAATTAAAATTTAATAATCATCTATCTCTTTGTAGAAATTAGATTATGTTGACATCAAAATCACTCAGAATGTGAAAAAAGACAATGTTACCATGCATCTTCTCTCTTAGCTGCTATTAAACTGTTCATAAAGTCATCATTTTTGCGTTCAAGTTCTTTGTCAGCTACTGTTTGTTTTTTATGCATTTGAAGACGTTCGGCTAATTTGATTAGTTCTCTGGGATCCCATGTTATATAAACTTGTAATTCTCCCATCGGAAATGCAATAAATCCCTCTTTTTTTAATTTTGTAACTAAGTATAAATTTGTTCGAGGGATATCTATCAATGGATATCCTGGTATAAATTCTGGTATTGTATACACACATTCTTTGGCTTTTGCACGTACTGCATTATTTATTCGATTTTTCATGCGATCATAGATTGTATTCAACGTTACTTTTTCACGTCTTATGCGATCACGTTCTATTTCAAGAATATCAACTAAACTCATTATATTAATATACACATACGTATTTTTTACACGTAAAATACGTCTGTCTATTTGTAAAGATAATGTTACTAAGTAGAAATGAAACCTCCGCCGATAAAGAATGGATTAATTACTCGGTAAAAAATCGTCATATAGTAAGAATTTTAACATTTAATAAACTTCATAATCTTGTTTGTATAAAAAGTTTCAAAGGAACAACCACTAATATAGAAATTATTCCAAGAAGTTTAGATACTAGTGCCAGAACAGCACTTATGAAAGTTGCAAATAATTTAAGTACTGATTTTCCTGACACTGATTTATTTAATCAATTAAAACGAGACTATGCAATGACTCTAGAAGCTACTAGTTTATATTTGACTGGTTATTTTGATACTACCGCAAAATCTCGTTTACAAATTAAGGGGGTAGAAGCTTGGATAGTAGAATTATTTGTCGAAAAAATCAAGGATAATCATAAATCTATGTTTCCTATATATCTTTTTTCAGAAGATCTTAAGTGTTGGTGTCAATTAAGTACTGGCTTTAAATGGATTCATATCAGTCGACCCAATCGTCCACAAGAATCATATATTGGACTTGGATCTGATCCTATTAGTAGAGAAGCTAGGATAGAAATTAGCATCCTATAAATCTTATTCTTTCTATTAATAAATGACAGATATAGCTCAAGCACAAGCACAAGCACAAGCAAAATTTCAAGAAGGTTATAAAATATTAGCAAATGCAGGATTACTAGATAATGGTATCGACGGAGGTACAGTGGCTATGATTGTACTAATTATAATACTACTTATAGCATTAATTCTTGGTGGTGTTGGATATGGAACAAATGGTTTTGCTAATATCACACCAAATTATGATGGTCCTTGTTTATATGGTAATGGAATTTGGGGAGAAAAAGAAAAAGATTAAACGCGTATTTTTTACTAGTGTTTCTTTGATGAGTTATTAAATGAATTATACCAGGGTTAACTTATCTACAATTAAAGATATTCCCCTAACGAGAGATCAAATTAATATAGCCCAAAAAAATCTAGATGCCCAAAGATTTCAAGATAATGAGATTTTTCAATTTCAACAACATTTTCAACAACCTCTACAACCACCATTAAATATTCCTAGAGATTATTATCCTCTACCACCACCTCATATGTTTACTTACAAACCTGAGTATCAACCTGAATATCAACCTGAGTATGAATATGCAATGCAACACTTACAACACTTACAACATCTACAGCACTTACAACATATTGATCCTGCACCATGGACTGAACCTCCATTGCCAGAATTTCTGGATCCTAAAAAATCTATAGATCTCAAATTAATTAGAAAACCACATAAAAAAGATTCCAGATGCTATACTTGCAAACCAAGAGGCAAAGTTAAAAAACATATGATTAATACTAGCGAATCTGGATTATTTGTTTTTCATTTTGACATGCACAAACGACCTATAATTCTTATAACACCCACTAGACATACTGAAACAATTGATGAATTAACTCAAGAAGAATTAGTTAATATGTATAAAAGTATTAAAGAATTTACAGGATTTTGGAACATATCAGATTACCAAATTAGTTTTAATGTGGGTAATTGGGCTAATCATGATCATTTTCACGCAAAAATTAGAATATCAGAAAAGATTATAAATCGTATGCGCAGAGACCACTTCAACTACATCAAATTAGGTTCAAATTACGAAAATAAACCAATACCCATTACAAAAACCTAATTATCTTACGGTTTTTTTCAAAGAATAAATTCAGTTTAAGGATAAACTAAGATAAAACCAAAAATGCCTAGAAGAACTGCCAAATCCTCTGAACCTGCGCAATCTTCGGGTGGGCCAAATCTTGATTTAAGTCAACTCATGCAAACGGCCCAACAAATTGCGCAAAATATATCGTCTGAAGACAGAGGTAAAATTAATTCTATGAATATGAACCAGATGTTTGATCATGTTTCCGATACAGTATTTACAAATCTAGAAAAAAGTGGGAGACAAATTGATCCTGCATCTAAGCAACAGATGAAAGTTATGTCTAAAGTTGTTCTCGATCAAGTAATGGAAAGTATTGAACCTGACGCAAATATTAAATCTAAAATTGACCTTAGTTCTGATGCGAAACCAGACGACGACGACGATAATGATGAACAACCAAAGACCAAAGTTTCTACACAAACAGACAAAGATTTAAAAATTCCTGTGAAAGAAAATAACTTTGAAGAACTAGATTCAGACGAGGAGGTAGATGAACTTCATCCTGTGGTAGAGAGTTTATATTACAATCTTCCAGTTACCTTAGAGGAATTATACACAGGTAAAGTGAAAAAATTAGCTGTCACTCGTGAAAGAATTCAAGGTAAGAAAATAGTTAAAGAAAAAAGAAAAATTGAAGTTGCTGTATTACCTGGTATGAAAGATGGTCAGGAAATTCGCTTTAATAAAGAAGGTAACGAAAAATTTGGATACTCTAGTGGAGATATTGTTATTACTATCGCTGCTAATGCACATGGAAATTTTGAAAGAGTTGGTAATATTCTTTGCTATGTAAGAAATATCAGTTTATATGAATCTTATGCTGCAGGTAAAGGAGATATTAATGTAATACTTCAACATCTAGATGGTTCAACTATGATTTTAAAAACTGATGGAACTCCTCTCCATATGAGAGATGGAGCGAGAAAAATACGTAAAGGTGGTATGCCTATTTATAACAAAAAGAATCAAAAAATTGAATATGGTGATCTTTATGTCAGATTTAACGTTATTTTACCAGAAAGTTTTGAGGGAGACGAAAATTTAACTGTAATACAAAAACTTTTTCCTGTTCTATCTATTAACAAAGATACTAGTTTATCTAAGTCTAAAATAAAAGAACTAAGTGGAAAAGTTAGAGAGGTTCTATTAGAAGAAGTTACTCAAGAAGATATGGAACAACTCGATTTTGAAGAAGAAGAATCTGAAAAGGATTCTGAGGACTCTGATGGTTCGGAAGATTCTGATTCCGGTTCAGAATAATTTTTACTTTGTTTTGACATTTATTAAACCAACTAATTGGTTTAATAAATTAATCAGATTTACTCTTACTCTAATTTACTTTGATTCTAAGAAGATTCCTCCACCGTGCGACGACGACGACGCTTAGGCTCTTCTTGAACTTCCTCAAGTTCAGTGACTTCTTCTTCGTCCTTAGCTACTTTAGTAGCCTTTGCTTTGCTTGCACGAGCAGTTTTTGGCTTTGGAACTTCCTCATCCTCTACTTCGGCCTCAGCTTCCTTTGGAGCTGCTTTCTTGGCACGTGTAGCTTTCTTGGGTTTAGGAGCTTCCTCCTCATCCTCAGCCTCTGGTTCTTTTGGTGCTGCTTTCTTTGGGCGAGCAGCCTTCTTGGACTTAGGTGCTTCCTCATCAGCATCAGCCTCAGCCTCTGGCTCCTTAGGTGCTGTCTTTTTAGCACGTGTAGCTTTCTTAGGTTTTGGAGCTTCCTCGTCTTCTGCTGAGACCTCAGCATCAGCCTCTGCTTTCTTAGCTCTAGGCTTAGTTTCCTTAGCCTTTGTTACCTTAGCTACCTTGGCCTTTGGTTCTTTTGGTACTTTGGGAGCTTTTGGTTCTTTGGAAGCGCTTGCAGGGAAATGAATCTTTAGGTATTTCTGCAAATTGAAAAATGTCAATTCTTGCTCAGGAGGGACATTGAGCAAATCAACCAATGCCTCACCGCCAGGTTTGGTGAGATCAATGATACGTTTATTTTCTTCTTTTTGTAGATTGTGCTCCTTAACGTATTTTGTAATACCTTTGGTAACATCTGGTCTAGCAATCAAATCACCTTCTGATACACCCAAAAATGCAGCTAACTCAGCAGAAATCTTAGTTGGCTTAGCAAATCCACTTGGAGCCTTTTTTGGGGCATTGGGATCCTTAGGAACTTTCTTGCGACGAGAACCTGTAATCTTCTTTACAATTTTAAGGTGCTCCTTCTTCAATGTCTTAAGTTCTGTAACAATTGCTTTAGTCTCTTTAGTGTTTTCTTCCAGACGACTTACTAGGTCGTTGATGCGATCTTCAAATACGCCTTCAGCATCTTCTACGGGGGTTTCGACGGTGTCTTCGGTTGGTGCCATTGTTTTTGTTTTCTTAATAATCTTTATTTTCTTTAAGTAGGTTATCATTTCTATAAACTACGTTTTTTACCCGAAATTTTAAAAATTTTGAATGTTAATTTTGGAATCTAGGTATAGAAGAAAATTATTCACGAAATTCCCAGATAAAAAAATAGTTAGCTTAAGAATCAAAAATATAGATATGTAATCTGTAATCATGGATATACAAAAAATTTCACAGGTAGAATATAAATTTGTATTTCTAGATGCAACTAGTACTATTGGTAACATTTTACAAAAAGAACTTCTCAAAGATCCAAATATTGTTTTTTCTGGCTATTGTTGCCCACATCCACTAGAAACGCAAATGATTGTCTCTGTGATAACTTCTGGTAAAAGTCCAAGAGAAACAATGACACTGGCATTTAACAACCTTATTGCTAAACTTGATGAATTAAAAACATTGACTTGATTATCCGACGCTTACCTCACATACCTCCAACATAGCAAGATTTAATACATCTTACTAACGTAACAATAAAAATCATGAAAAAAACAATAATCATTAACATCGATATAGGACACATTTGTTCATCTTTTTTACTTGGAACACCAGAAATACCAGTAGCACTCCCACTAACTTCTACATCTTCATATTCTTCTGGTTTCATAACACATGCTTTGGCCATAAATGGACATTTTTCACATTTACCTGTTTTTTCGCATTCTTCTGCCATTTGAGCACATAGTTTGAAGTCTTTTTCTGAAAGCATTTTTTTGAATGGACATTTGCATGTTTCCTCACAATTAACTTTTACTACTGTTTTTTCCTGAACTTTCTCTACTGGTTTCTCTACTGGTTTTTCTACTGGTTTCTCCTTTTCTTTTAATAGCTCAACTATTTCATTAAGTTTTGATATGAGCTTTGAATCAAGATCTGTCATTTGAAAATGAATTAGAAAAAAAATATAAGAAAATAAGCGTTAATTATCTTCTTTTTCTACTTCTTCAAATAGTTTTTAACTTGTACTTTAACGCCAGGATCTTTCATGTTTTATATATCAGTCTGAACAAATTTGTGCTATTTATTGAATTTCTGTATAGAAGTTAGATAATAAAGACTTGGGAATTCCACCAACATGTCCACTCATTTGAGGAGCTGACATACCAGTTGTAGATTGTGCTAACGACATTAATGCTGGTTGGAAATTACCCATGTAGCTCAATAAACCATTTTTCATATACCCAAATCTTCTACGTCTTGAACGTTTGCGTCTGCGTCTGCGTCTTGAACGTTTTGAACGTCTACGTCTTGAACGTCTACGTCTTGAACGTCTTGAGCGTCTGCGTCTTGAACGTCTGCGTCTTGAACGTCTACGTGATCTACTTCTTCTACCAAAATTAGACATTTAATAATACAAAAGAAAATAAAGTGTTCTCATCGTTTATTTTCTTAGGACTTATTCTCTGGAATTATTAAACTCATGGATTGGCTAAGTGGACTAGTTAAAAATACTTCTCGTACTAGAAGACCCAGACGAGCTAGATCATCTAACAAAAAAACATCTGATAAACGATATTATGTAAAAAATGACAAACGAATCGTAACTGCCTACAAAAATCCTGGTGGAGGGTATGTTTATCATAAGAGAACTTCAGATGGAGTTAGAAACATACCTGTTAATGGTAACACTTATAAAACTGAAAAAGAAGCCAAAGCTAAAGTTGAGAGACTTAAAAATAAAAATAAAGCTTGATATCAAAACACATTAAAACACATTAAACCATCTGTAATAGTATACAAAATACCTATAGCCCCACAAATTATTGCGGATATAGATACTTTAGTTAACTCACCATATTTCTCTTTTGTTTGATCTGGATCTTCATGAATTACCATTATTCCATATGATAATAAATAGGTAGCACAAAGCATAAAAATAATCAAATATAAACCTCTCCATCCTCTCTCTAGTGTACTATGACTTAAATCTTTATATAACAAATATATAGTATATATGAATGATATAATATTTACTAAGATCCCTATATTTATCAAATATTCTGGATGATCTATTTTTAGTAAATCAATCACATATCTTTTGGAATTAAGTACATTAATACTAGTTAGTAAAGTTGTAAATATTAAACTAAATACTAGTAGTATATAAATTTTTTCAGCTGCTTTTGGACAATATCCCTCCATCTTTGTTACTATAAACAAATTTTAAAAATTTTGATTTATTACCTCTTGTGGTTCACTAAAGAAAATATTAGATGGATTCCATATACACATCGAATCAACATCTAATACGCAAAATATCAGCCATCCTGGAATAGACTTTATTTCTGAATTTCCGGACATTTTTGGCATCCAGATACCATCATACTTTTCTCCTATCTTTTTCCAATCTATTTCCCCAATTAAATTTCCTACTTCCAAATTACTGTATGATTTTGAAACAAAAAAATCCAAACAAAACTTTTTACATGATTCTATATTTGGTTCTATGTACAATATTCGTGTTGTTCCTAGATCCAAAATTTCATATGCATATCGGTAGTCCTGTGGGTAAAACCCAGCATTATCGCACCAATCTAACCACTCTCGATCTTTGGCAAACCATAATCCATCTGGTTTAAATCCTGAACGTAAAGTCTTTGTTGTATCAGTAAATTTAATTATTGGTTTTTCTGTGTAATGAAACATGAGTTTCTGTTGATTTCTTTTATTTTTTAAAGTAAAAAATTAATTAATTTTGTAAATCTCCCATACATTTTACCATATCAATTTTTGATATATCTAGATTAGGATGCTTTGCATTAAAACCGTCGGTACCATCTTTACCTGCATAATGTTGCAAAGGTTTCAGTCCACCTGGATGATTTTGCATAAAACCTGTGACATCATATACTTTACCTTTAATCGCAATCCATATGTCTTCATCTGTAGTATGCTTAGTTAGTTCTTCTCTTGTTACTGTTACTTCAGACATTTATTAATAAAGTAATTTTTTCCTAAGTTTTATACCGCAATTAATTTTAGCTTTTAATCTGCGGTAATTTATTTACTCCCTTAATCATTGCTCTCTTGTCATAGATGAGTTTCTTCACTTCATCCTTTAGATCTTTTAGCACTTTTTCCGCTCCATCTCGTTCTTTAATCTCTTTGTAGCGTTCTATATGTTTCATGCGTTCTGGATTATCCTCTGCCCAATCTTCTAGAAGATTTTCGTAAGTATTTACTAGTTCATCTATTAGTCTATCCTCATCCATTGTTTTCCACTCGCGGCCATTAAACACTTTAGCCAATTTTGTTCGGTAATTTGTGATACATATATTGTGATTCTCCGGTAATTCTGTATTAAAGTGTATGCGCTCTATAATAGTTGGTACTGACATAAAGATTTTCTTAATAGCTTCTTTATAGTAACGTTCGGCACCTTCTAAATTAGGATCATTATATGGAGTTATTTGGATGATAATATTGTTATTCACGGTATTAGTATTGTTATTATTATTATGGATTATTGTTGTAGGTTTCCGAGTCAATGCTTCATTCAATTTTTCTTTGAGAATTCTATTTTCCTCATCTTTTTGAGCTAATTCTTCTTCCAAATTAGCCTTCTTAACTTTACATGTTTTTAAATGACGTTTCATACTAGGTGCTGTCTTAAAAGATTTCTCACAAAATTCACAGTTAATAACCATTGGTACTTCTATTATTTCTGGATTACCCTCACCACATTTAGTTTTATTATTTATATGTCTCTTAACATGAATTTTTAATTCACTAGTATAGTCACATATAGAACATTTAAATTCCATTTATTGTTAAATAACTCATTTTCTTAAGTAGGTTAACATAAAACTGTTCTCCGTGTGTTCTCAGTGTGTTCTCCGTGTGTTCTCCGTGGATAACCGTTTATTGTTCTCCCACGTGTTTTTTTGTGTTCTCCATTGTTCTCCTAATTTCTTACTTATTTTTATGATTTGGGGATAATCATTAAGAAATTGGATTTAAAATATTTCATGGTCTTAATTGTTTGGGAGAACATCTCCCTTTTAATTTTTAGGG